TGCTCGAAAGCCCGCTCCATGAAAGCTTCAAACACGCGAGGGTTTCGGGCGAATGGTTCCGTCCGACCGAGGGCCTGCTGGCACTAATCGGCGGCCTCGTAAAGTGCGTTTAGCGACCAAGCGGTTGACTGCTAACAAAAACGGCTGTAGAAATAGTAGAAGCTGGACGTTGTACGCTCGACGCTGTTCGGTTTTCACCGCGTCGGCCCCATCAAGACAGGTGCGCCATGGGCGACGTGCTTGAGTTCAAGCCGCGCCGGTCCACCACCACCGTTTCCGCTGGTCCGCTGCCCCCGAACGAAAAGCGCGACGCGCTCCTGCGCATCCTCGACACGGGCGTCGCGATGGTGCACCTCGATGCAAGGCTTCCCGGCGTGGCCGTCCCGGCGCAGTACGCTGGCGACTATCACCTGCGGCTGAAGTTCTCCTGGAAGTACCGCATCCACGATCTCGACATCGGTGCGGAGAAGGTGGTCGGCTCGCTGTCGTTCTCTGGCAGAAGCTTCCGCGTCGAGCTTCCGTGGGCAGCCATCTTCGCCATCACCAGCGAGTCCCGCCGGGAGATGTCCGAGCACTGGCTCAAGGATGTGCCGACCGAGCTGGTGCAGGCCAAGCCTGACGCCGGCTGAAATGCGCCTCCTCCACTACAGCGACAAGCCGCTGGCCGCGACGCCGCGGGCCACCTGGCAGCCGTACAAACACAACGGTCGCGGGACGGTCGTGATCCGCTGTCCGTCCTGTGCAAAGGCCATGAGCCTGCCGCACCACCGGATCGACCACGACGGGGTAGTGCTGCAGCCGGTGACCTGCCCGTTTGTGAAGACCGGGCGCTGTACGATGAAGAAGGCCAAGCTCGTGCTGCTCGGCTGGATCGAGCACTGGGCGCAGGCTCCGAACTGACTCCCGGCCAGCTTTCCGCGAGGTCTGAATGGCCGAATCCAAGACCGAGCCGGCGTTCTCGCTCCCTCGCTCGCTCAGCCAGCGTCGTCCGTGGTGGCTCGCGGCGCTGCTCTCTGGAGTGGGGATCGGGATCGGCGTGGTCGTCACGCTCGGACTGGCCGGTTCGCAGGCGCGCGGGGAGTCGCCCATGCGGTCGTCCAGCATGACAATGCAGGCTCCGACCGACGCCGAATGGCGAGCACAGATTTCGGCCAAGCTCAACGAGATGGGCGCGCAACAGAACGAGATGGGCCAGCGGCTCGCGCGCATCGAGGGCCGAATGGAGCGCCGATGATTCCGCAGGAAGCCCACGCCCCGTGACACTCTCGCGGCTCCGCGCGGCACGCGCGGCGGTCGCTACTGTTCTTGCCCTCGGGATCGCGGTGGGGTTGCTGGCGATGGTGGAGCTGCAGCGGCTGGTGGCGGAGGCTGACGATGAGGAACGCGCGCAACGGCCCGACGATCGACAATGAGTGGGACACCATCGCGAACTTCGGCGCGCTGTGCACCGCGGTCGCGCTGGTCGCCATCGCCGTTCTCTTCTGGCCTGAAGTCCTGAGCTTGCTGCCGTGAACCTCGTGGAAGCCGCGATGCTCGACCAAGAGCGGCGGATCCTCGCAGCCTCGCCGAAAGACCTCCTCGTCCAGCGTCAGCACGATGAGTGCAGGTTGTGCGGGGGCAAGGTGACCCGGTGGAATCGGTTCGGCGTCTGCGCCAGCACCCCGCAATGCCGAACGCTCGCCACGAAGGAATGCAAGGCCAGAAGGAAGGCTCGCGAGTGAGACGCCTGCGGCTGGTGACCGGCTCCTGCGCGAAGTGTTCCCGCCCGGATCGGGTATGGCCCTTCGCCGGCCGGCTGCTTTGTGAAGCCGACTGGCGGCAAGCACTCGCGGAAGCCGCGCGCAAGATGGAAGACGAGGCCGCGGCAGCGGCATAGAGGCTCCGAATGGGCCATCCAGATCACCAACGGATCGTGCGCCACTGCTCCACCTGCGGCGAGGTGGAGTTCACCGCCGTGCTGGTGGCGGTCGTGATCGACGCGCCTGGGATGGCAGAGCCACTGAACCTCACGCCCAACGACAAGCTGCGCATCTGCGACAGCGGCAACCGAGACTGCGATGCGCGATGGACCTTCGTGACGAAGTGCGCGTCGGCACACGAGTTGTCGCGGAACGCCGGGCCGTGGACTTGGGCCGCGCTTGTGTTCAGGGATGGGCGCGGGTTCACACTGAAGGCCAAGCGGCGCGAGATCGTGGGCATGGCGTGACGGTCGAGGCGTCCGTCCTGGCGACGCTCGGCTCGATGCTCGAGCTACTCACCAACCACGGGCCCCGCGCTTGCGGCGACGAGATGGCGCACAAGGACGGCGATCGACCGATGCTGGAATCGCGGCTCGGAGTGCTCGACAAGGACCGCAGCGCCGGAGTGGATGCCGCGGTCTATCAGTGCTGCTGCGGATGGGTCCGGTATGAGCGGCTGAGTCCGCCGGGAGTCAGGGGCTGATGCTGGCCCACCGCACCGCCTACGATCTCGCCCGCCAGCGCTTCCAGGCACAGGACCGCCGCCTTCGCCACGTTGCCCTCGCTCGTCCGGTGCCGGTCCGGGAGACAGTCGCCAAGCGCCCCGCGGAGGACGTGCCCTTCACTCCGCCCGCAGTCACCATCCTCAAGCCCAAGCCCGAGACACCAGAGGACGTGCGCCGGTTCGTGGTGGAGCAATTCAGGGAAGCAGCCCGGAAGAGGAGCGCATGATCAACGCCCACTCGTTCACCGCGCCGACCGTGTCGCCGCTCTCCCTGGCGCCCGCTGCGTCGCTGCGGTTCGGGATCTCCCCCAAGAGCACCGCGGCCTCGCTCCGGCAGCTTGCGGACATGATCGACTCCGGCGCGGTCACGCTCGATTCGGTCCGGGTGCAGTCCCTCGCCAGCCATGAGGACTGGACGACCACCGTCCTTCGTCTCAAGCTGTACGAGAGGGCACCGCTCCAGCCGTCCACCGAGGCGGAGGTCAACGCCTTCATCGCGGCGGTGCAGGCCGACCCGTCCTGATGCCTCTCCGGTCTGCTCATCCCTGCGCCTTTCCGTCTTGCCCCGCGCTAGTCCGTGGCCAGCCCCGCTGCCCTGCGCACACCGTGGCGCGGCCAAGCTCTGCGGCTCGCGGCTACGGCTCAGACTGGCAGCGCCTTCGCCTTCGCCACCTCGCGGCCCATCCCGACTGCGGCGAGTGCATAAAGGCAGGGCGCAGCGTGACCGCCACCGACGTGGACCATGTCCGCCCCCACCGTGGCAACGAGGCGCTCCGGCTCGACCCGGCCAACCTCCAGGCGCTCTGCCATGGATGCCACAGCCGCAAGACCAGCACCCGCGATGGTGGGTTCGGACGCTGACCGCCAGCCATCCCCTGAAGGGAGGGGGCGGGTCGAATCTCTACGGGACATGGGGCGCGTGACCGCTCCCACCGAAAAACTCACAAATACGCTTTTCAGTGTATTTCGCCCTTTGCAAATTTGAGGTAGCACGAATGCCTGTCCCGCCCGGCTCAACGAAGGCGCGGGTGCCTACGGCGCTCAAATTGCTCAGGGGGACCCTGAACAAGTCCCGAGAGGCAAAGCAGTCCCGCAGCCCGCCAGCCGTCACGCTGGGCATTCCGGATGCGCCGGATCACCTCGACGAAGAGGAGTCGGCGGCGTGGGAGCGGTTCGCGCGGATCCTCTCCCCTCTGCGGGTGTGCGCGCAGGAAGATTTCGCGGCGCTCGAGTCGCTGGTGACGGCGTGGGTGCAGGTGCAGCGGCTGCGCGCCGAGCTGCGCGCCGATGCGGCAGCCGGGGACAAGAAGCTGACCTACGAGTCGGTCAACGATAAGGGCGCGACCATGCAGCGCGTCAAGCCTGCCGTGACCGCCCTCAACGAAGTGGATCGGCGCCTCAAGGACTGGCTCGGACGGTTCGGGTTGACGCCGGCGGATCGCGGACGGGTGAGCGCGGACACCGATGGGAAGAAAGCCGGGGACAGGGAAGCCGAGTTCGCGTAAGCCCAAGAGCGCTCGCGTTGAGTTGGGTCCGGCCTCGCTCGACGCGATCGAGGAAGCCGCCGCGCCGCTGCCGCCGCGGGACGTCCACGTCGCGAAGGCGCTGCAGTACATCGACGATGTTCTCTCGGGCGGGGTGTTGGCCTGCAAGTACGTCAGGCAAGCCTGCCAGCGGCAACGCAACGACCTCGAGCGCTACAAGGACAGCGCCGTCTTCGCCTTTGACCCGGACCTCGCCGGCCGCGTCTGTCGCTTCATCGAGCTCCTGCCCCACACGCAGGGGCCGGACGCCAGCGACCTCGAGAACGGGGAGCCGAACTGCGTCGTCCTGCAGCCGTGGCAGTGCTTCATCCTGACGACGGTCTTCGGTTGGCGGAGGAAGGACACTGGTGGCCGGCGCTACCGCAAGGCATACGTCGAGGTGCCCCGCGGCAACGGCAAGAGCTTCCTGCTCTCCGGTGTGGCGATCTACGGGCTGACCTCGGACGGCGAGCAGGGACCCGAGAACTACAGCGCCGCGACCACCAAGGAGCAGTCGCAAAAGGTGTTCGAGGTGGCGCAGCAGATGCTCCGGCGGAAGCCGGCATTCGCGGCCAAGATCGGCGCGGTCGTCAACGAGCACGCGATCCTGTGCCCGAAGAACAACGGGAAGTTTTTCGCGCTCTCCAGGGAGGCCGGGCGCAGCGGCGACGGCAAGAACCCGCATGTAGCCGTGGTGGACGAACTGCACGCGCACAAGACGCGGGCGATCTACGACGTCCTCAAGACGGCGATGGCGAAGAGGACCGCCTCGCTCTTGTTCGTCATCACGACGGCGGGATTCGACACCTCGGGTATCTGCTATGAGGTCCGTAGCTTCTGCGCGAAGATGCTCGCGGGCGAGGCGACGGACGAGTCGCAATTTGCGATCATCTACACGCTGGACGACGGGGACGACTGGCTCGACGAGGTCCTCTGGAAGAAGGCCAACCCGAACTGGGGCGTATCGGTACAGCCGGACTCGTTCGCGTCTGACGCAGCCCAGGCCGCGCAGATCCCGTCCGAGCAGAACAACTTCAAGACCAAGCACCTCGGCGTCTGGTGCAACGCCGACCGGCCGTGGATGGACATGAAAGCGTGGGACCTCTGCGGAGACCCTGCGCTCGACCGGGCCGACTTCACCGGGCAGCCGTGCATGATCGGCCTAGACCTCGCCAGCAAGGTGGACATCGCCGCGAAGGCGTCGGTCTTCTGGAAAGACCTGATGGTCGAGGTCTGCGGAGCCTGCGGGAATCACGCCGACCGCCATCCGGTGGCGATCCCCGCGAAGAAAGACGCGCCGGGTTTCATCTGCGAGGCCGCGGCAACGTCCGAATCGAAAGCTGAGCGGCACTACTACCTCTTCGTTGACTCCTATCTACCCGAGGCCAAAATCTCGGAGTCGCGCAATTCGCAGTACGCCGGGTGGGTGCGCGAGGGGTGCATCACCACCACCCCCGGCGACGTGACCGACTTCGGAGTCATCCGGGACCAGATCATCGCCGACCGTTCCCGATTCGATCTGCGTGAGGTCGCCTACGACGAATGGCAGGCCGTCCAGCTTGCGCAGGAGATGGAAGCGTCCGGGTTGAAGACGGTGAAGGTGCCGCAGAACAGCCGGCACCTCAGCGCGCCGATGAAGGAAGCCGAGGCGCTGGTGCTTTCGCGGCGGCTACATCACGACGGGAATCCGGCGATGCGCTGGATGGTGAGCAACGTGGTGGCGCACGAGGACGAGCACGGCATGGTGAGGCCCACCAAGATGGTCCCCGAGAACAAGATCGACGGGCCGGTGGCGTTCTTCTCGGTGATGCGGTTGGCGATGCTCGTCGGTGCGGACACAACGTCTTCGTATCTCGAGACCGGGGAGCTTCTGACCGTATGAGCGAGACCGCCGATCAGAAGCCCACGCCGCACAGGCGATGGCCCGACGCCGCCATGGCGCTGGGCCTCGTGCTGCTCATGGCTGGCGTGTGGCAGGCGCTGCGCGTTCCGGGAATGCTGATCCTCGGAGGCCTTGCGTCCATCGCGGTCGCGGTGGCGGGAGCGCGACTCGAATGAGCTACCTCGCGCGACTCGTGAGGGGCCAGCCGGAAACGAAGGTGCTCGATGCCTCGGCGCTGCTCTACGACAACCTCTTCGGCGGGCCTGCGTCGAAGTCGGGCGTTGCCGTCTCGGTGGAGAGTTCGCTCAAGGTGACGGCTGTTCTCGCCTGCGTGCGCGTGCTCTCGGAGGGGATCGCGCAGCTGCCGCTCAAGCTGTACCAAGAGCGCGACGACGGGGTGAAGCAGATCGCGAAGTCGCACCCGCTCTACAAGAAGCTCTGGCGCCGCCCGAATGGTTTTCAGACCTCCTTCGAGTGGCGCGAAAGCAAGATGCTGCACGCCTGTCTGACTCACGGCGGATTCGACATCATCAGCCGCAACGGCGTCGGGGAAGTGCTGGAGTTCCTGCCAGTCATGCCCGGACAAGTGCGGGTGATCCAGAGCGCCGATTACTCGGTGTCGTACGAAATCTCCAACGGCGCCGGGACGCGGCGCAGCTACCCGAAGGCGTCGATCCTCCACCTGAAGGGGCCGAGCTGGAACGGCTTCTCCGGGCTGGAGGCGATCATCCAGGCGCGCGAGGCGATCGGGCTGTCCATTGCGGCAGAGGAAAGCCTCGCACGGCTCTACTCGAATGGCGCACGGCCGAGCGGCCTGCTCTCGACGGACAGCAAGCTCGAGCCGGCGAACCTCGACAAGATCAAGCGGGCTTTTCAAGAGGGCTACGCCGGCCTGCAGAACGCCTTCCGCACCATCGTCCTCGACGCGGGAATGAAGTTTTCGCAGATGTCGATGTCCCCGGTGGACAGCCAGACGCACGAGTCGCGCAAGCACCAGATCGAAGAGATTTGCCGGGTCTTCCGGGTGTTCCCGCAGATGATCGGCTACGGGGACAAGACGAGCACCTACGCCAGCGCCGAGCAGTTCTTTATGGCGCACGTCACGCACACGCTGATGCCGTGGATCGAGCGGTTCGAGCAGATGCTCGCGGTGCAACTGCTCACCGAGGAAGAATTGGACGCGGGGTACTTCCCCAAGTTCTCGGTCGCTGCTCTCTTGCGCGGCGACGCGAAGAGCAGGGCGGAATACTACGCATCCGGGATCCTCAACGGCTGGATGACGCGCAACGAGTCGCGCAAGCTGGAAGACCTCGATCCACTGGACGGCCTCGATGAGCCGCTCGTCCCGATGAACATGGCGACGCGCGCAGCCGCAGGCGATCCAGCGCCGGGGGCAGGCAAGGCGAACACAAAGATGCTGGCCAGGGCGATTGCGGATCAGATGGGCGCGCCGGGGCTGGAAGAGAAGATTGGCCGCGTGCTGTCGGCGCGGAACGAAGGAAAGCTGCAGCAGGCGCGGGACCTCCTAGACGAGGTGCTGCAGCAGGTGGACGCGCAGCAAGACTCATGAGCGCAGACGCAGACAGTCGGGTCGAGGAAGCCGAGCGGCGCGCGAGAGATGCTGCGGCCGAACTTCTCGAAGAGCGCGCGCTCAACATGCGGGCGAGCGGTATCGAGGCGCAGCGGACCGCCGACGCCGAGGACCGCATCCGGCGGCTGGAGGCGCTGCTGCGAGCGCACGAGATCGAGGTCCCGACATGAAGAAGATGACCGACGTCAAATTCGCCACCGAGATGATCCCGCACCACCAGATGGCGATCGACATGGCGAACGGCCTCTTGGGGTCTGGCACTGAACCCGCTCCCGAGATCGCGGCGATCGCCAGGAACATCCTCGTCACACAGCGGGCCGAGATCGACGAAATGCAGAAGTGGCTCGACTCCAGGGGCGATGACGCCCAAACGAAATCTTCCCCCAGGAGGGGCGGCGGTATGGACCTCAAAAACAAGAAGTCAGCACGTCCGGAGCGGAGCTTTGCCATCACCCGTCTGGAGATCAAGAAGGCCTCGCCCGACGGCAAGGTGGACGGCGAGGCCGGCGAACCCGACGGCAGCTTCGACGGATACGGGGCGCTCTTCAACAGCCCGCATCCGACCTCGGCGTGGAGCCTGCCTCCGGACTGGATGGACCTCGTCGCTCCGGGTGCATTCAAGCGCACGATGGGCGAGCACAAGGCGCGCGGCACGATGCCTGCCCTCCTCTGGATGCACGACCTCGCGGACCCGATGGGCGCGTGGAACGACATCTCAGAGGACAAGATCGGACTGGCGGTGGACGGCCAGCTCTGCCTCGACGTCCAGACGATCAAGGACCGGCATGCGCTGATGAAGATGGGAGCGGCCAAGGGGCTCTCCATCGGCTTCGTGCCGGTGAAGACCGAGATCGACGAGAAGGCCAAGCAGCGGCGGATCCTCGACGTGGACCTCTTCGAGATCAGCGTGGTGACGATCCCCGGGGATCCTTCCGCTGGTGTAACCGACATGAAGTCTTTCGATCCGAGCAACATCCGAGAATTGGAGGGCGCCCTGCGTGACGCGGGCCTGTCCTCCACCGAGGCCAAGCGGCTTCTCGCCGGTGGCTTCAAGGCTCTCTCGCAGCGTGACGCTGACGACGATGAGACCGCGCAGGCGTTCGAGAAGCTGATGAAGGCGCTGAAGGGCGAGTAGCCCCGCAGGCCACCCACCCACCTCACACAACCCGGCAACCAGCGCAGGCCCTGGACCGCACACGCGGCCCGGGGTGCTCGCGCTTCGTCGCCAGAAAGAAAAGGAAGCAGATGGCAGAGTTCAACGTGCAGGAGAACTTCGGCAAGCTCCACGAGGCCGTCACCGCGCTCCGCGAAGAGCAGAAGAAGGGATCGGACGCGAGCAAGGACGTGCTCGCCAAGATCCACGCGGACGTGGCCGACAAGGACGCCAAGAACCAGGCGTTCATCGCGGCGCGCGAGGCGAAGGAGAAGGCCCTCAAGGGGCAGCTCGACGCGATCGAGGCCAAGCTGAACCGGCGCGACTTCGGCACCGGCAGCGGCGCCAGCGACCGCGAGCAGCAGGCACTGGAGCGCAAGGAGGCGTTCGTCGCCTACTGCCGCTTCGGCAACCCGAACAGCGACCGCGACGCCGAGCGGATCGAGCAGAAGTGGGCTCGGGTCCGCGAGGAGAAGGGCCTCAAGCTGGAGGCCAAGGCCCTCTCGGTGTCGGACGACACCGCGGGCGGCTACCTCGCGCCGACGGACTACGTGAAGGAGATCATCAAGGCGGTGGTGCTCATCTCCCCGTCGCGCGATCTCGTCAAGGTCCGGCAGACCAGCAGCAAGTCGGTCAGCCTGCCCAAGCGGACCGGCGCCGCGGCCGCTGTCTGGGTGGCGGAGAACGCGACCCGCAGCGAGTCCACCAACCCGACCTACGGGCTGCTGGAGTGCCCGGTCCACGAGATCACCGCCGAGGTGTACGTGACCTTCGCGGACCTCGAGGACAGCGCCTTCGACCTGGAGGCCGAGCTGTCCGCTGAGTTCGCGGAGCAGTTCGCGAAGAGCGAGGGCGCCGCGGTGATCAACGGCAACGGCGTCGGCAAGCCGTTCGGCATCAACGACGCGGGCCAGGCCGTGCCCACCACGGCATCGGGCGGCACGACCACCATCCAGGACGCGAGCGGCCAGGCGAACGGCATCATCAAGTGCTTCCACGCCGTGAAGAGCGACTACGCGAAGAACGGTCGCTGGGGCCTGAACCGGACCACCCTCGGCAGCGTGCGCAGCCTGCAGGACTCGCAGAAGCGGTACCTCTGGGAGCCGTCGCCGGCCGTCGGCATGCCGTCGATGATCCTCGGGGCGCCGTACACCGAGCTGCCCGACATGGACAACGAGGGCGCCAACAAGTTCCCGATGGCGTTCGGGGACTGGAAGCGGGCGTACACCTTGGTGGACCGCCTCTCCATCTCTGTGCTGCGCGACCCGTACACCAAGGCGGGCAGCGGCCAGGTGAAGTTCCTCGCGCGCCGCCGCGTGGGCGGCCAGGTCGTGCTGGCCGAGGCATTGAACCTGCTGAAGTGCGCGTAAGCGCCTGACCCGGGGCCGGTGCAGTTCGGCCGGCTCCGTCTCCCTTCCTCTTCCACACCCATTCCCGACGCGCGCCGGGCACCGCGCGCGATCCCCTCACACAAGGAGGCCACGCACATGCGCGACCTGCACAACAACATCAAGTCCAGCCGGGCCATCAGCCCGGCGGCGGCCATCACCGGCAACACCACCACCGACAGCCAGATCATCGACATGCAGGGCTTCGAGTCGGCGGAGTTCCTCATGCAGGCCGGCGTCATCACCGACGGCACCTTCGCCTACAAGATCCAGGAGGGCGACGCGGCCAACCTGTCGGACGCGGCGGACGTCGCCACGATCGACTACCTTGGCGCGGTCGGGTCATTCGTCGCGACGACCGACAACAACGCCTCCAAGAAGATCGGCTACCGCGGCGGCAAGCGGTACCTCCGGCTGCGCCTGACCCAGTCGGGCGCGACCTCGGGCGGGTTCATCGCGGCGGTCGCTGTGCAGAGCCATGGCCGCAACAACGCGGGCGGTCCCGCCGTCTCGCCGTAACACACGCAGTTCCGGAAGCGCGGGCGGTGCCTCTTCGCCGCCCGCGCTCCTCTTTTCGGAAAGGACGTAACCGATGGTCGGAGACCTCACCACGCTCGCGAAGGTGAAGTCCTATCTCGCCATCGATCCGTACGACGCCTCGGCCGACGCGGTGCTCTCGACGCTCATCAGCACGCAGTCTCGGCTGTTTCGGTCGAAGGCGCGACGGGACATCCTCTACCAGAAGTACACCGAGACACGGGACGGCACCGGGCAGCCGGGGATCGAGCCGTGGCAGTACCCGGTGCAGAGCGTCGTCTCGGTGCTCATTGACAACGTGACGATCCCCGCAGAGCCGACAACGGTCGCGGGAGACGCGCCGCAGTATGGCTGGGTGCTCTCGCGGGACCGCATCGAGATCGTGCGCTACCCGGACAGCCTGACCGGCTTTGTTCCGGACTACGGCGGGTTCGGCTACGGGTCGAGCCCGTACAGGTTCAGCCGCGGGAGCGGCAACGTCGTCCTGACCTATTGGGCCGGCTACTTCGTGAGCGGCGAGGCCGGGACCATTCCCGGATCGCCCTACCAGGTGCAGGCGCAGGACAATTTCTACAGCGACTCCGGCGTGACGTTCGCGAGCGGAGGCGCTGCGCTGACGAAGGTCACGAGCGCACCGACCGCCAGCCAGTACAGCGTCAGCGCGACGGGGCTCTACACATTCGCCGCGGCGGACACCGGCAAGGGTGTGCTCCTCTCCTACGCGGTGGTGCCGGCGGACATCGAGCAGGCCGTGACCGATATGGTCGCGTGGGTCTACGCGCGGCGCACTCGCGAGGCCACCCGCAGCAAGAGCGGCATCGGCGGGGAGTCGATCGTCTACCAGACCGATGCGATCCCGCCATCGGCGCAGGCCGTGATCGACCTCTACGAACGGCAGCAGGTCTGACCATGGCGAGCCAAAGCGAGAAGGCCAAGGCGCACCGCGAGCGGCAGGCGCTCCGGTCCCCGGATGCGCTGGGCGGGATCAAGATCCTGCCGGGCTACCCGAACCGCCACGCGCGCAGGCTCGCTGCCTCGACGAATGGCAAACTCGCGCAGGCCGTGGTCGATCGCGACGCCGAGAAGCTGCAGGCGGCTCTCGCGGAGAAGCCCACCCCATGATCTCCGTCACAACCACCGTCAGCAACGAGGGCCTCCTCCGGCGATTCGAACACGCCGGCTCCGCCATCCGCGCGCGCATCCGCACGGCGCTGGGCTACATCGGCCAGCAGGTGGCAGACCGTGCCCGGGCCGGCGCTCCGCATCGGACCGGCGACCTGCAGGGCAGCATCGCTCCCTTCTACGTCGAGACGCAGAACAAGCAGGCCGAAGTGATCAAGGCGGGCGCGTTCTACGCGATCTTCCTTGAGCACGGCACCGTTTCCCACGGCGGCGCGCACAACAAGAACGCGGGCAAGGGGAAGAAGGCCAAACTCTCCCGACTGCACCAGTTGCGCGCGCAAGGCGTGTGGCGCATCCAGCCGCGGCCCTTCATGTCGCCTGCGCTGGCGGCGCTGCGGTCGCAGATCCACGCCGACCTGTCTGCGGCTCTGACGGGCGCGGTTGAGGACGCGAAGGAATGAGCGCGAAGAGAGAGCAGGTCCAAGCTGCGCTTCTCTCCCGGCTCGTGTCTTCGCTTGGGTCAAGCATCAAGTCGAGCACGCGCTACTACGTGGACTTCTCCAAGCTCTCGCCGGAGAGGCAGCCGGCGCTGTCGGTCATCGCCGTCTCATCCACCGCGCAGTACGAGCCGGGCCTGCCGGCGAAGTGGATGCAGCAGGCGATGGTCGTTCTCTACGTCCGGACGCCGAACGAGACGAACACCACGCCAGAGACGCTGCTCTTCTCGCTGATCGAGCAGGTGGAGACAGCACTCCAGCGCCAGCCGAGCGAACTCGGCAACATGACCGACGATTACGGAACGACGCTCGGCGCGCTCGTTTGGACCTGCCACATCACCGATCTGCACATCCATCACGGCCTCGGTGACGGGCAGGCCGCCGCATCGCTCACCGTCGAGATGCTCGTCTACCCGTCGTAACTCCGCAGCCCCTCTTCGCACCGCTAACCCGCTCGGCGCCTCCGCGCGCCCGGGCATTCGTCCGCCCATCGGAGGCAAACCGTGCAAGTCAATTTCGGTGTTGGCAATCTCACCCTGATCCCCCCCTCGACGGCGACGGACCCGACGCCGCTCCTCATCGGCGTCCTCCAGGACGTGCAGATCGACTACTCCAGCGCGAAGAAGATGCTCTACGGCGCCAAGCAGTTCGCGGTGGCCGCGGCTGACGCGGAAGCCAAGCTCACCGGCAAGGCGAAATTCGCGCAGATCAAGGGCGGTCTCCTGCTCGCGGCCTTCGCGGGCGCAACCAGCGTGGCCGGCGAGACGACGGAGGTCACTGACGCGAGCACCGCGATCCCGACCACGCCGTTTCAGATCACCGTCTCCGGCTCCGCGACCTACGTCGAAGACCTCGGCGTGGTGAACGCGGCGACCAACGCGCCGCTGACCCAGGTGCCGAGCGCTCCGACTGCCGGGCAGTATTCGCACGCGGCCGGCGTCTACACCTTCGCATCGGCGGACAACGTCTCGGGGATCTCGGTCAAGATCAGCTACACGAAGACCGTCTCGGCGGTGGGCAAGACGATCTCCCTCGGCAACCCGCTGATGGGGATCTCGACCACCTACGTGCTGGACCTCTTCAACGACACGGGCGCCAACTCCGCCAAGCCGTACGGTGTCCGGCTCTCCGCCGTCGTCATCCCCAAGCTGGCGCTCGCGTTCAAGAACGCCGACTTCACCATGCACGACATCGACTTCGAGGCGCTGGACGACGGCACCGGCTCGGCCTCGTCGATCCTCAAGGCGATCACGGTCGAATAAATGGGCGCTCAGTTCACGACCGCCGAAGGGGCAGTGCTCAAGCTGTCCCCCTTCGTGCTGGCGGCGACTCGCGTCTGCTTGCCCAAGATCACCGAGATGCAGCAGCCAGACGTGCCGATGGAGCGCGCGACCGGACTGATGGTCGAAGTGATCGTCGAGGCGCTGCGCCGGCAGAATCCGGACGTGACGGCGGCGTGGCTGGACGAGCACATCCAGACGCAGGAGCTGGGCGATCTGCTCGCGGCGGTGCTGGCGGCATCGGGCCTGCGGAAGCGAGCGGACGAGCCGGGGGAAGTGAAGAGCCCGTAGACTGGGTCGGGCTCTACGGGCTCCTCTGCACGGCGCTGCACAAGACGCACGCCGAAGTCGGCGAGATGCTGCTCGGCGAAGTGGAAGAGCACATCGCCTACTGGAACGAGTTCCCGCCGCCGCACATCTCCCTGCGAATGCTGGCGCAGGCGATGGCCGGATGGAAGCCGCCGCCGAAACTGAAGCTGCAGGCAGGCACCTTGAAGCCGTCGAGCAAAGAAGACGTGGCCGCGTTCATTGCGGCCGTGACCGGAGGCTGACCCCATGCCTGACAGCGCGCTGAATGTCGAAGTCCGCGTCGGCTCCGACGGGGCGGTCAAGGGCTTCAAGATCGCCTCCAGCGCCGCGACGGATGCGGCAGAGTTGATCAGGTCGAGCCTTGCGACGCTCGGCAAGGAGTCCACACACGCGAAGGAGAAGCACGAGGGCCTTGTCTCTACGATGCGGGAATTCAAGAAGGAGGCGACGCAGAACAGCCGCGTGGCGCGCTTCTTCGCGAATGACCTGGCGGCGATCGTGCCCGGCGCCTCGGGGGCCGCCGGAGCGCTGAGAAGTCTGATCGGGATCGGCCTTGGCGGGGCGTCGCTCTTTTCCGGCATCGAGTTGGGCGTGTTCGCGCTGGAGCATGTAACCGAGCGCTTTCACGAGATGGCCGAAGAGCAGAAAAAGGCCAAGGAGGAGTTCGCGAAGTGGACGGCCGAACTGGAGGCCGGCAGCAAGAAGGTGGTGGAGTCTGTCGCCGCGGAGATGATGGCTATCAACGGCGCCTCCAAGGCGGAGATGGCCGCGCACAAGGACCTGACGCCACTGCTCGACGAGCGGCTGCAGTGGAAGGAGAAACTCGCCACCGCGGAGCACGCCCTGGCTGCCGCAGAGGGCGAGACGGCCGCGGACGAGTTCGCCGAAATCGCTCGCGCCAAGGCAATCGCTGACGCAACCATGGCTCGCGCCGACGCCATCGCGCACCTCGCCCAGCTGTCGCACGCTTTCGTGGCTCGCGCCGAGCCCATCTCCCATCTCGGAGACGCGGAGGACAAGGAGCACGCCCGCAAGGCAGAAGAGGAGCACGATCTACTGCTGACGGAGCTGGAGAAATCAGAGAAGGAGTTCTCCGCGCACATTCTCCAGATGCGCACCGCGCTGGCAAGAGGCGAGGAAAAGATCGAGCTCGAAAACGCCGCCAAGATCGAGGAGATCAACGCCAAATACGGGGCGGGCACCGTGAGCGCACATGCCGCGATTGCCGTGCAGTCTCAACTCTACGTCAAGCAGACCAACGATTTCCGGGAGGCTGAGGAAAAGAAGATCACCGATCGCATCATCGACCTGGAAGCGAAGGCCGCCGAGAAGATCCGCCACCTGCGCCACGAGCAGGATCAGCAACGCGCGGAGTTCGCGGTCAAGCTCAGCGAGTCGGCCAAGAAGGAGCTCGACGAGGAGATCGCGGTGGCGAAGGGTATCGGGCAAGCCTTCGGAGCCACGTTCGCCGGCATCGCCGACGGCACGATGAATGCGGCCGGCGCATTCAAGACCCTGGCGAAGGCGGTCATTGAGGCGGCGGTCAAGTCGGTGGAGGCATACGCAGCAAGCGCGGCGGCGGCGGCCTACTTTGCGGAGGCTGGCATCCCCGTGGTCGGCCCCATCCTGGGTGCTGCCGCGGCGGCCACCGCCGGAGCATTTGTTCTTGCCTTGGTCGGCAACATCCCGAGCGCGGCCGGCGGTTACGACATCCCTGCCGGCCTCAACCCGGTAGTGCAGACCCACGCGAGGGAGATGATCCTCCCTGCGCATCTGGCGGACGGGTTCCGCAACATGATCGATGGCGGAGGAGGCCCTGGCGGTGGGGGCGGAGGAGGCGGCCCGCACGTCCACATCCACGCCATGGACGGCGTCAGCGTGCAGCGGGTGGTCGAAAGCCCTGCCTTCGCGCGCGCGATCCACGAGGCGCGGCGCAATGGGCTGGTGGAATAAGTGTCGAATCTGATCTTTCCATCCACGCTCCCCGGCTGCGTGCTCACCGGCAGGGAAGCGCTGGACGATGACGCGCTGATCGAGGAGTCGCTCTCCAAGAGAGAGCTGCGCTCGACGTGGTCCACATACGGCAGGTATCGCTACGAGTTCACGTTCAGCGTGCTCCGCTCTGCAACGGCATTCGTGGAATACCAGAAGGTGCTGGGCTTCCGCTCGCGGCATCGCGGCACGCTGGACTCGTTCCTGCTGACGGACGCAGAGGACAACACCGTCACCGCCCATCCCTTCGGCATTGGCGACGGGGTGACGACGTCCTTTCAGCTTCAGCGGACGCTGGTGGCGAGCACCGACCTCGCGGCAGCGGCGAGCCGGGCCTACTGGCCGACGATGGGCGACGGCTACGAGCCGATATGGGACGTGAACAGCGCCCCCGCCATCTACAAGGACACGGGCGGCGGCCCGGTGCTGCAGGTCTTGAGCGTCGATTACACGCTGCCGGGGCTGGGCACGGTCACCTTCACCGCGGCGCCCGCAGCGAATGCGATCCTCACCTGGACCGGCACCTACTACCGCCGGGTCCGTTTCGAGTCGGCATCGCTTCCGACGGGCCGCATCGTCAGCGGTCTGTGGTCGGCGAAGTGCACGCTCATCTCGATCAAGTCTCAGGAGGCTACTCCGCCCATGGTGCCCCCGCAATTCGGGCTCACGCCCAAGTCCGAGACGCCCACCGGCACCATCAACGGGACGACCGGCAGCGACGGCAACGCGACGTTCACGCTCTCGCACACGCCTGTCGGCCCGGTCGCGATCTACCGCAACAGCATCCGGCTCACGCAGGGCGTGGACTACACCGTCGCTAGCGCGACGATCACGGCCATCGCTCCGAACATCCCGATCGCTGGCGACTCCTACGTCGCTGACTACTTCTACACGGTCTGAGGCCCACCGCCCATGAACAAGACTCCCATCGCGGCAGGTGCCGCCGCCGCTGCATTGCTTGCCCTCGGCGCGTACGGCGTCACCAAGTTCACGACCGACCAGGCGAACGTCGTCGCGGCGCCGGTGGCCGTGAACATGACCGGCGTCACGGCCGCGCAAGGGACGAGCCGCTCCTTCGCGACGGCGGACCACGTCCACTCGACATCGGGAACGCTGCCGGAGGCGCGTGGCGGCACCAACCAGAGCACCTACGCACAGGGCGATCTGCTCTACGCCAGCGCGGCGAATACGCTGGCAAAGCTGGCAAAGGGGACCGGCGGCCAACTCCTGCAGATCAGCTCGACGGTTCCCATCTGGGTCGGTGATACGGCGTGGACCAACGTCTCCTGCGCCCCGTGCAGCAACTCGTGGACGAATACCGGCGGCGTCTATCAGGTCGCCGGCTACCTCAAGGACGGAGCGGCCCAGGTCCACCTGCGCGGAGCCATCAAGTCCGGCACTCTCGGGCTGGCTGCGTTCACGCTGCCGACCGGCTATCGGCCGACAAACAGAATGATCTTCGCGAGCGATTCCAACGGGGCCTATGGACAGCTGCTCGTCAACGCAGACGGGACCGTCGTCCCGAACGCGGGCAGCAACGTCCAGTTCAACCTCGACAACGTGTCATTCGACGTTCGCTGAATGCGCACCGCTCCCGCCGCCCTCAAGACATGGCTCGCCGCGAACAACGTCGCGTGGCGTGCCGACCTCGTCACGATCGTTTTGTCCGACGGCGTGACGAAGTACCGCTGGACGACGGCTGACGGGAACATCGCCTATGGCGGGAACCTCTTCTACGCGGCGGGGCCGAATGGGCCGCTCGTCAAGCGCAGCGCCTATAACTGCGCAGCGCGGCTCGTGATCGATACGCTCGACCTCGAGCTTGTCGGCGGCGGGTACACCATCGCCGGCAGCGCGCTTCCGCTTCTCGGCGCTCAGGGCTACTTCGACGGGGCGCGCGTCCAGATCGACCACGCGATCGGCTCGGACCCGAATGCGGCCATCGCCGGCACGGGCGGCGGAGTGATCCCCAGCTTCTTCGAGGGGCGTATCGCGGGGGTCGAGCCAAAGGCGATGTCCTTGCGGATGCGCCTCAAGAGCGAGTTGGTCGCGCTCAACCAACTTCTCCCGCGCTTCCTCCTGCAACACCAGTGCGGCAACGCCGTGTACGACGCCAACTGCACGATGAGCCGCGCGACCTTCACGCTGACCGGCGCGGCCTCGGGCGTGCCGACCACAACGACGGTGCCGACCACGACCGCGGCGCTGACGGCCAAGGCGTCGGGCTACTTCAACCTCGGCGTGTTGCGGTTCACGCAGGGGCCTAACAACGGCCTCGCGCGCGCCGTGCAGAACTGGGACGGCACGACCTTCACGCTGGCGCTGCCGTTCCCATCCGCGCCGCTGGCCGGCAACACCTTCACCGTCTATCCCGGCTGCGACAGGTCGAAGGGCCGATGCCTCACGGTGTTCAACAACCTCGCGCACTACCGCGGCTTCCCGCACATGCCGTCCCCGGAAGCGGGTAGCTGGTATGCCTAGCTACAAGCCGCCCATGCGCGGCAGCAGGCTGTTGGGCGGCGGTGACCGCGGGAATCTCGACGTCGTTCCGTACCAGGGGCCACAACTCCCGACCGCCGCAAAGACACCCGTCACCACGTCGAATCAGGCGCACCCGCTCCCGATCCTGTGGGGCACCGGCAAGGTGTCGGCGTACTTGATCGAGGGTGGACCGCCGCGCAAAAGCTCCATCTCCTACTGGGTGGCGAGCACCTCGTATCCGGGCGGCTCGATCGTTGCTAGCGACGGTGGGGCGTGGCTCGCGCTCAAGGGAGGCACGTCGGGCGGCTCCGGCAACAATCCGCAAGGTCAGGGCGCGAACCCCTCGTTCTGGAACCCGAGCACCGCCTATGCGGCCGGGAATGTTCGGCAGAACGCGCAATCCGCTGGCGTCACGGGGGCGGCTGCATTCGTGTACCAGTGCACCGTGGCGGGGGCGAGCGCGGGCAGCGGTGGACCCGGCGGGACTGGCTCCAACATCATCGATGGCGGAGCGCACTGGCAGTACCTTGGCGAGACATCGAACGCTCTACCCACAGGCGGAGAGGGAAGCTTCTCGATCAACCAGACCCCGGACGGACTGGTCTGGAAGTACCTTCAACAACTCCCGTACGACAGCTGGCACATCGCGCTGTGCTGCGCGGTCTGCGAGGGTGAGGTGCAGGGCGCGCTGAAGCTCTATTGGGATCAGGAGCGGTATGTCACGCCCAGCACGACCGATCTCGGGAAGCTGCTCAAACTCTACCTCGGACCGGACGCCCTCGGACAAGCGCCCACCGGCAACTTCGACAGCTCCGGGTATCAGCACACCGTCCTGATCGCCCCGAACACCGCAGCGGGCCGGAACGTGCCGACCGGGACAAAGAGCGAAGTGCCGGCGCTCGCGCTCGAGCTTCAGGGGGTGATGTTTGGCTCGGCGGTGCCGGATGTGAGCCCGGCCGACATCGTCTACGACGTGCTGACGCACACGCGGCGCGGGGTGGGCTGGCCGTCGGGGCGCGTTGACGCGGTCACCATCACTGGCGCAGGAGCCTCCAGCTTCCGCACCTACTGCGACGCGGCCGGCTTCCGCTTCTCCATGCTGGTGGACTCGCAACGCAGCGCGCTCGACATACTGGCCGACATCCTGAACGCCACCAACTCCGATGCGATCTGGAGCGGCGGCGCACTGAAGATCATCCCGCTTGGCGACCAGAACATCGCGGCCCCGGTCTATGGAGCGGTTGCCTACGTCGCGCCGAACGCCGCGCAGTATAACCTGACGGCGACGGACTTGTTGGACCCCGTGCAGGTGCGGCGCCGCGAGGACGTGGACTGCTTCAACGACTATCCGGTCCAGTATTTCGATCGGTTCGAGGCGTACCAGCAGAACACAGTCGAGGACCCGGATCAGACGGACGTGGAGAAGCGCGGCGGGATGTGGCGCGGGCCGACGCTGGCACTGCCCTGCATCTTCCCTGACGGGAGTTACCCGATCGCGCTCTCGCGCATCCTCGCGCAGCGTTCGCTCGCCATCCGGAACACGTACACCTTCCGGCTTCCGTGGCGGTACCTGCTGCTGGAGCCGACCGACGTCGTCACGCTGACCGACACCGTGCTGGGCCTCAACCTGACCCCGGTGCGGATCGTCAGCATGACGGAGGGGTCGGACTTCACTTGGACGGTGGTCGCTGAGGACTACCCATCCGGTGTCGCCGCGTCGAAGGCCTACGCGCCGCAGCCGGGTGACGGCTACCAGCCGAACGCGGCGGGCACCTCTTCGGCGGGCATTCCGAGCGCCTTCGGGACTGGCGCGCTCACCGGCGGCGGCCTCGACAACATCTGGCCGAACCCGACGAGCGAGGTCAGCCCGTCGAGCAATGTGTCCGTGGCTGACGACGGGTCGAGCCCGGAGTGGGACTACCGCCTGAACGCCGGGGCCGGAGCCAAGGCCGGCGATTGGGTCAGGTCGCTCGCTTCAGGCGTCGGCCTCTTCTATGCCTTCCCGGTCGTTCCGGACGACATCATCCAGTTGTCCTGCTGGTCGAAGAACATCAGCGGCGCCAACGGAAACATCGCGCTGGTCTTCTACAACAGCTCCGGCGGCGTCGTGACTACCGTTCCGGCCCCGACCGCATGGCTGTCGGGTCCGTACACATGGGGAACCGCTGCGGGCGCTGGGGCGTGGGGCTGGAATATGGCGAACTGGCGCGTGCCGGCCGGTGCGGTGAGGTGCCGCGCCTATCTCAACCACAACGGCACCGTCGCGAGCGTCGGCGCCAACTACTACGACTCCATCTTGCTGAAGAAGCTGCCGCCCGCAGGACCGGCCGGAGGTAGCTATGCGGAGTCCGACGGGCTGGTCACGCTGGATTGCACACTCGCGGATCACTTCTTTTCGCAGGCCGTTGCCGCGGGAGCCACGACGATCGCGGCACCGTCCAACGGCTACATCGGCCAGCGGATCGCGGTGAAGTTCAAGAACGCGCGCGGAGGCGGCCTCGGCTGCAACTGGACATTCAACGCCGCCTACAAGATCGCGGGCGGCAACGTCTTCGTCGGCATCCCCGCCAACGCCTTCAGCCGGACGATCGACTTCGTCTACGACGGCACGAACTGGGTCGAAGTGTCGCGCACCCCGGCCGACGTTCCGAACTGACCCGTGCTGCTCGCGCTGCTGCTTGCCGTGGGTATCCCGCCCGCGCTGGACGGTGCCTTGCTCGGAACGGGGCTGGTGCTGATTGCCGCGGACAGCTGGCAGTCGGCGCGCAACATCAGCCGGGGAACGCTGGTGCGAGGGCGTCTGCACCACGAATGGGATGAGGCGAACCCGCTCGTAGCCGGCGCGTTTGGGCCGAACCCCTCGGCGCTGACGTTCGCCGCGATCGGGGTCGCCGGAGGCGCTGGGCTGACGGCGGCGTGGCTGCTCCTGCCGCGGCGGTGGCGGTGGGTTGCGCCTGCGGTGGTCTGCGCGGTCGAGGGCTTCACGGTCGGACGGAATGCGGCGATCGGCATGAGGTTCTAGGCAGGAGGTCCGCCATCTACCTCTACAAGCAAAAGACCGGCGAACTGTTCCGGTGCGACTCCCTCGTCGCGACCGGCTACTCCGGATTCGGCCCCGGCAAGAACGACCCCCGCGCGCAGCATCTCCCGAACGTTGGGCCGATCCCTCAAGGTGCCTATCTCATCGGAGAGCCGTCAGAGTCTCTCGACCACGGACCCGTTGCGCTGCACCTCCTGCCGCTGACCGGAACGCAGCTGTTCGGGAGGTCGGGCTTCCTCGTCCACGGCGACTCGATCGCCAACCCCGGCAGCGCATCGCACGGCTGCGTGATCATGCCCCGCGCTGTCCGCGAGGCAATGCGCGACGGCCCGGACAAGCTCCTGATCGTGATCAGCGGCAACGTCTGACCCCTCACCGGAACGGAGCCACCCCATGACCTTCGCCGAACTGCGCGGATCTTTCTTCGACTGGTGCCTCGCGCACCCGCTGGAGTCGATCGGCCTCGCCATCTTCATCCTGTCGAATCTCGCGACTGCGTTGACCAAGTACCCGCGCGCGAGCGGTTTCCTGACCGGCGTCCGCGCGCTGCTGGACCTCATCTCCTGCCTGCCGCACAAGGACTCGCCGGCGTACTTCACGCTGCCCCTCGTCCAGCGGAGTCCGCCGCCGCCTCCGGAGCTCGAGGCGGTGCAGGGCGGCAAGCCGTGAAGCTCGCGGCGCTGGCGCTCCTTCTGGCCCTCTGTGCCTGCGCTCGCGCCATCCCTCGCCCCGTGCTGCAGGACCCGGTGCGCTTCCTTTGGGAAGCCTGCCTGGAGTTCTGCGGGCCGGAAGAAGAAGCGCGCTCGGTTGACGTGCGTGACTACGACGCCACCTGTCACTGTCGGAAGAGGCCGGATCCCACATGACCGCCGCCTACGCCCTTCTTCGCGCGCACTGGCCGCTCGCGCTCGCGCTGCTGCTGGGCGTCGCCATCGGCTGGGCGCTGTGCCACTCCCGTCAGCCTGCGGTGCACGAGAAGGCGGACACGCATGCCAGCGAGTCTGAGCAGGGGCAGAAGGACACGCGAGAGGACGTGGGGGGTTGGACGAGGACGACGTACGACTTTGCGCCGGCCACGGGTGAGCCTGGGACCAGCCCCTGTCGGTTTACGAGCGGCGTGGCCCCGGCCGCTGCGCACACGGGGCAACCCCTCACCTCCGTCATCGTCGAGCGCCACGACCCAACCGTCATCACCTCGCACTCGACAGAGCAAGTGCAGGCTCAGCAGGACCAGCACCTCGACCTGACCGTCGCCCCGGAAGCGCAACCCGGCTGGGCGCTGCAGGTTGGCATCGAGGGCATGCAGGCGCGCGCCGTGCGCCTCGCCGCGCGTCGCCGCATCGTCGGACCGATCTGGTTGGAGCTGTCGGCGGTGCCCGTGCAGCGGTCGCTGGGCGCAGCGGTGGCGGTCGAATGGTGAGTCCCGGAGGTTCCATGCAACTGCGCATCCTCGCGGCGGTCCTGCTCGCCTCGGCTGCAGCATTCGGTCAGCAGACGGTGACCAGGCCGGGCACCTCTGCGCCCAACGCGCAGGGCGTGCAGGGCGTCACGGGCGGCGTGGCGCTGCACACCGTCTGCGATTCCGGATGCGGTGGTGCGGCGTCTTTCTCCGACAACGGCGTGTTCACTGCAGGCACCACCGCCGTCACCGTCGCGGGTGGCGTGTTCAACGACTCGATCACTGCGCTGACCAGCGGGAGCGCCGGTGCGCCGCGCATGACCAGCAAGCGGGCGCTGCACTTCAACTTGCGCGACAACGCCGGCAACGAGATCCCGTTTCCCGCCGCGCTCGACGCGGACCTCGGCTTCAAGGTCCACCTGCAGAACACGTCACTGGCCGTGACCGGCACCTTCTGGGCCACCACCGCGGCTGCGCCGACGGCCGCACGCCTCTCGGACGGGACGAGCTTCTACGACGCAGCCAAGACCGGGCAGCTTCCGAGCGCCCTCGACGGCTCCGGCTTCCTCAAGGTCCACGAGCAAGGGACGGCCAGCGTCACCGGGACCGTCACGACCACGCCACCGGCGGACGCCACCACCAACGTCACGAAGTTCGGCGGCAGCGCCGTGGCGACGGGCACGGGCACGGGCGGTGCTGGCGTCCCGCGCGTCACCGTTTCGAGCGACTCCACCGTCGGGCTGGTCGCGGGCACCGCCGTCATCGGGCACGTCATCACGGACAGCACCTCGACCACTGCCGTCACCCAGGCCAGCGCCGCCAACCTCAACGCGACGGTGACGCAGGGGACCTCGCCGTGGGTCGGCAACACGACGCAGATCGGGAGCACGGCGGTCAACGCCTTCCCGGCGGGGTTCGCCCGCGTCACCGACGAGCCGCACCAGGTCTTCTACGATCCCTTCGACGCGGCGCTCGACACGACCAATCGCTGGGCGGCAACGACCACGGCGGGCACGGGCACTCCGGTCGCGGCATCAATCTCGGCAGGCGTGCTCACGATGTCGTCCGGCACCGGCACCGGCTACACCTACCTCCAGTCGCAACCCTCGTTCACGCCCACCGTCCCCGCGTGGCTGGGCGTCAGCTTTCTGATCAAGCTGGAGACGCCGCTCCTCGCCACCGCCCACCGTTTCTGGGGTGCCGGGACCTCGCCCGCGACGCCCACGGCGGCGCTGCCGATCACCGACGGCTACGGGTTCGAGGTGGATACCCTCGGCAAGCTCAACGCCGTGATCTACGCGAGCGGTACAAAGACCATCGTCGCGGACATCAGCGCCAAGGTCACGGACGCGAACTACCACCGCTTCATCGTCTACTACCGCACCGACAAAATCTTCTTCTACATCGACGGGCTCGACTCGGCCTCGCTGGCGGCGACCTACTCCGCGACCACGGCAGCTGGGCCGAACGTGCAGACGCTGCCGGTGAAGATGGCGGCAGAGGGAAACTCCGGAACGACCGCGACCATCACCTGCGCGGGCCTCGCGGTCTGGGACACCGGCAAGAACAGCGTGACGCTGTCCGACGGATCGTTCGGCTGGCGAAAGGCGACCATCAAGCCGGGCAGCACCGCGGCCGTGGCGACCGACTCGCCCGTGGTCGTGGCGCTGCACCCCTCATCGCCGCTGCCGGCCGGCAACTCAGTGATCGGCCACGTCGTCGCGGACACCGGGAGCACGACGGCGGTCACTGGAAACGTCACCGCTGTCCAGCCGGCGGGGACAAACCTCCACGCCGTGATCGACACCGGCAGCACGACGGCCGTGACGCAAGCGACCGGAACCAACCTGCACAGCGTCACCGACAGCGGCTCCGTCACCAGCGCCACCATCACCACCGACTCCGTGGGGCTCGCCAAGGACGGCACGCTCTCGACGATGAGCGCGAAACTGCCGGCGGTCCTGGACGCCTCTGGCTACCTGCAGACGCACGAGCAGGGCACCGCAAAGGTCGCGCTCGCGGGCGTCCAGCCGGTGCGCCAAACGGACGCGCAGGGTCGCCAGACGCCGATCGGAGACTCGGCCTTCCGCTCGATCCACGTCACCACCGACAACGCGGTGATGCCGGTTGTCCTCGGCACCGACTCCATCGGCCTCGCGAAGGACGCGACGCTCGCATCGACCGTCGCCCGGCAAGGTGCCGCAGCTCCGCAGAGCGCGCAGCAGGTGGCCGGCATGTCTCCCACCGGCAGCGCACAGCCCATCGCCGTCAGCCCGACCGGCGCGCTCTACGTCGTCATCGCCCCGCAGGGCATGAATCCGCTCCTTCCGCGCTGCAACCCCGTCCTCCGCGCCAACTGCAACCCCTAACCCAAGGACACGCCCATGAAGACCCTCGCTCGCCTCGTCACCTCCACCATCATCGGCCTCGCCATGGCGATGCTCGCCATCCCCTCGCTGCCGGCGCTGGCCGACACGCCCGGCACAGCGACCACGCAGACTGCCACCCGCTACGACGCCTGCACGCCCATCAACAAGGTGGGCGCGGCCAACGCGCAGATCACCCTCACGATCCCCGCAGTCGCCGGCCAGTACATCTACGTCGCCGGCATCGACCTGACCGCCGCGCAGAACGCGACGGCGACGGTCGCCACGCTGTCGCAGTTCACCTCCACCAACCTCGGCGGCTGGATCTATCAGTTCAGCCTCGCGGCCACGGCGAACGCGCAGGTCAGCGAGCACTTCTACTTCACGACCCCGCTCAAGGCTCCCATCGCCGGCACCGCCGTCACCATCGTCAGCCCGGCGGCGGCGACCAACACCGCGTTCAACATCAACGCCTGCTACTACACCTCGAACCTCTAGGCGTGCTGATCTCCATCTTCATGGGCAGCCTGGCGGTGCTCTCACTGGCCGCCATGTGCCTGCCGCGGCTGCGTCGTCGCCGCCTCGCCGCGAGCTACGCCGAGCTGCTCGAGGAGTGCCTCGACCGCCAGCCGCACCACGAGCGAGATCACAGCGAGAAGCACGAGACGGCCACGCCGTTTACGCGGTCGCTGCGGGCGGCGGCCATCGCCAACCGCTTCAGCCGGAAGATCCACGAGGCCGGGCTGCCGATGCTCTCCCCTGAAGAGCGCATCAAGCGCGCAAAGGAGGCCATGTGCCGCTCTCGTACATGAGCGGCGACGTCACGGTATCCACCGGTCAGCCAGTCACCGGCTGGGTAGCTGTCGGTGCCGTCGCGATCTCCGCCGCTCGCAACCACCTCGTGGCCCGGCTCGTCCTCTACAACAAGGACGCGGCGAGCTCGGCGCACATGATCATCGAGGCGGCCGAAGAAGTGACCAACGGCGTCGCGGCGTTCTCCGAGATCATCGAGAAGAACGCGGACATCGCGGCCGATCCGCTCGGCCAGCGCGAGTACAGGCTCCAGAACTGCATCCATCGCTACTTGCGCCTCTCGGCGTCCAGCGACTCGCCCGGCTTCAGTCCGATCACGGTGCAGGGCGGCATAGAAGTCATCCAGTAAGGAGATCCCCAAAATGAAGAAGCTCATCCTCTCGGCCGCCGCGATGTGCCTGTGCGCCCTGCCGGCCGTCGCGCAGACCACCTACTCGACATACGACGTGTCGGGCGGCATCTCCGCATCCATCGTCACGGCCGGCGATGCCGTCCAACTCGCTATCCGCGGCGGCTCCTACGCCACTGCGCGGTGGGTCGTCAGCACTGCCGGAACCGCCACGATCACGACCGAGTACAGCACCGACGGCGCCGTCAACTGGCTCGCCAGCGCCTACTCCAAGCGGCTCGACGCCGTGAGCGCCAACCCGTCTGTCGCGCCGTGGGCCAACAACAGCCCCGTGGCGGGCACCTTCGAGACGCCGCTCCCCGGCAACGCGACGCACTTTCGCATACGCTGCGGGACCGGCGGCACGGCGACTGTCGTCTCGCTCTCTGGCGGCGCCTTCTTCGTGCCCGGCGTTCCGGTCGCGGCCGTCCTTTGGGATGTCACCAGCGGCACCAACGCGGCCAACAACACCGGAACGCTCGACGTCTCCGGCTGGGCGTCGGCGGAACACACCTTCACGATGAACGGCGGCGTTCCAGCGTTCGCCATCGCCGAGGTGGACGACGCAGGCGTCGCGCTCGCCAACCTCGTCACCGGGACCGCTGCGTTCTCAGGGAACATCGGCTCAGGCACCATCGGCGGGACGGCCGGCATCGTTGCGGCCACCTCGACCGTGCAGCTGCCGCGGCGCCTCCAATACACCTCGGCGGCCATCGCCGCGCAGACCTCCCGCGTTCGCATCGTGGCGAGGCGGTAGCGGCAAGCAAAGGAGTGGCGGCGCTCTTTCCATCTCAAACGCTGGAGGCTTACCAAATGGGACGGTCCTTTGGCTTTGACTGGAGCGCACCCGGAAGAGTTGAGCGCATCGTGGCGCTGCGGCTTTCCGGGAAGATGTGGTTTGAGATCGCGCAGCTCATCTCCTCCGAATGGAACGAGCCTGTCCGCGAGAGCCAGGTCAGGGCCGCCTATCGGCAGGCGCGGATCGATGGACGTGCCGGAGGCATGGGGAGCGAGTCGCCGAAGGGCGCGCCGTCGGTCGCACCGAAGGCCGCAAGCCCCGCGCCTCCGGCGCACATCGGACAAGACGCGACGTTGACACCGGCGGCAAGACCGAGCGCTGTAGAACCGGCTCCGCCAGTCGCAAGGACTGCGACTCCGCCTCCGCCGCCAGACGACTGCGAGATCGTGGAGGAGGAGGATTTACTAACGGCTCCGGCTGGGCAAGGAGCGTTGCCTAGTGCGCACACACCTATACCGCCAGTGAGTATCCGCGCAGAGCGAACAGCAGCGGACGCCGCGCGGCCCGAGGCGCCGTTCATCCGCACGAGCCGGACGAAGGGCGAGGCATACCTCATCATCCCGGATACCCAGGACCCATACGCGGCCCCGGGATGGCTGTCCTTCGCTCGCGCGGTCGCTGCCGAGGAGGGAGTCGACGTCAACGAACCCGGCCGGGTGCTGCACACCGGAGACGAGGCGGACCAGTACCACGCCAGCATGTTCGATCACGATCCGGACTCGCCGCACACCCCGAAGGGCGAGCTCCGGGCGTACCGTGAGCGCGTCGCCGAAACCGCCGCCGTCTTCCCGCACATGCTGCTCGCTGCCTCGAATCACGGCGACCGATGGAAGAAGCGCGCGCTGCACTGCGGCTTCCCTGCCGAGCTGTTCCGGCTCTGGGCCGAGGTCATCGGAGCCCCGCCCGGCTGGCGATGGGATCGGAAGTGGCGCATCCCGGCGAGCAAGCGGCCCTTCCTCCTCGAGCATGGCGACTGGGGCGCGCAGGGCCTCAACGGGACCCGCCAGCGCGTGCTGGACAACGGCATCCCCACAGCCCACGGCCACCAGCATTCGACGGCTGCAGTCGTCTGGGTGGCTACGATCCATCGCCCGCAGGAGTGGGGCATGAACGCTGCGTGCCTGATCGACGTCGATGCGAAGGCCTTCGACTATGGGCGAGCGTCGCGGTTTCAGCCGACGCGCGGCATCGGAGCCGTGAGAGACGGCGGGAGGATGCCGGTCTGGTATCCGTACGGTGGAACGTGGCCGTAGCCAAAAAGAAGAAGGCGGCCGAGGAAGAGGGGGCGGCCAAGAAGCAGGTCGAGACGGACCGACGCGAGGACGAGCGCCACCGCGCCGACGTGGCACTGAGCCTCGCGAGCGTCTTCTGGCACCTCACCCAGGACAACGGCGTCGGCCCGGCAGAGAGAGACGTGCTCGGCATGATCATGCACCGCCTGCGCGACGTGCTGCGGGATGGTCCGTGCCCGGCGTGCATGGAGATCGCCCTCGGAAAGCAACTCGACAGCGACATGCGGCGCGACATCCCGGCGGAGGCGAAGAAATGAGCCACCGCCTATTCTGCATCGTCGGCGCCTCTGGTGTGGGGAAGACCACCCTCGCGCGCGGCCTCGCTCGCAACGGAGTCCCCGAGGTGGTCAGCCACACCAGCCGCCCGCCGAGGAGGGGCGAGATCGACGGCGTCGCCTACCGATTCGTCACCCCGGCTGACTTTGAAGAGCTGGTCTACCGAGGGTCGATGCTGGAGCATGTCACCTACGGAGGCCACTCCTACGGGGTCAGCAGGCTGGCCGTGGCGGATGCCCTCGCGGAAGGCCCTGCCTGCGTGGTGGTCGAGGCGAAGGGGGCAGCGCAGTTGAAGGGCGAGCTCGGCCCAACCGCCTGCGTCCTCTTCCTTGCCGCGCCAGCGCTCGACGTCCTGCGGCTGCGGATGGCTGCTCGCGGAGACTCAGCAGCGGCGATCGAGGCGAGGCTCGCGACGGTGGACGCGGAAGTGAGCGCAGGCCTGCGGGTGGCCGAGCATGTGATCTTCCCGGCGAGCGAGGCGGAGACGTTGCGGCGGGTGCTGAAGATCATCGACGCGCAGTAGCGGTCAGCCCACCACCTCGATCGCCAGCCAGCCCCAGTCGGCCTTCTGTTTGGCGCGCTCGATGGCCGCAGCGATGTCGTGGGCGCGGTCGGTGAGGACAGTGCGTACACGATCCGCCTGAACGTGCCGATGTGCCCATATAACTAGTAGCATCGGTCGCAGTCGGTCCTGAGTGATTCCGGCGCGTTGCACGGACGCATCCAGATTCGTCCAGACGCCAGATAAGGCCGGACGCGGGTTCGATTCCCGCCGCCTCCACTCTGTTTTTCACTCTATGACTCGCTGCGGTGTACCCACCACTGTCCCCACCGCCGCGCTGGCCGGTTCAGCCGGGACGAGAACAACTCTCACGGGCGGCGCGTTCGGGCAGCCCCACGCCCGCCCGGATGAGTGAAGGTGGGTTCCGGCGTGGCCGGAGCGAAGGCAGCAGCCGTAGCCGACTCCGTCCGCGCCCGGCCCCGACCAGACCCGGCAGCCACTTCCGCTGGGGGCGAAGAAAACGCCAACGCCATCCGCACTGGTCGGCCATTCGAGCGTCATCGTTTCGCCTTCGCGGCCACCGGCCGCCGCTGCACCTTGAGGCACTGCACCTGCGCGCACAGCCGCGCCCAGCCGAACGACGTGTAAGCCTCCATCACGTCTCGCCCCGCCCCGTGGGTACAAAGCCGCAGGATGTCCCGATCCGCGCCGTCCTCTCGCGCGAGCGTGATCGCGGTGCGCCTGGTGTCGTGCACCCGCCTCCCCGCCCAGCCGAACGCCTCCAGGTCCTTGCGCAGCCGCTTCCATGAGTCGTGCTCCGAGCGCATCCCGCCGAACACGACGCGCCTGCCTCTGTTGGTGGGCCTTGGGTGCGGGACGATCAGATCATCTGCCGTCGGGGCACGGTCTTGCTGCGACGCCCAGCCTGAGAGCTTCCACTCGGCCAGCATCGCGGCGAGTACGGGGTGCAGCGGCATCCACCGCTCGACCTCGGTCTTGGTCGTGCCGTCGTCGTAGCTCGTCGCCACCACCATGCGCCCGAGCGGCTGCAGGCCGGTGACTAGGTGCCGCCAGCGCAGGCCCGCCGCCTCGCCGTGCCGGAGCATCCCGAGGAAGAGCAGGCCGTAGAACACGCGCCGGTCCCACGGCACCCGCTCATCGCTGATCAGCTGCTCCAACTCGTCGCGGGTGAAGATGGCCTGCGCGCGCCACTCCGTTTTCCCGTCGCGGATCTTACCGAGCTGGTGCGAGGTGAGGATGCACGGCGAGGCGTCGATCAGCCCGTCGATCTGCGCATCCCGAAAAAGCGACTTGAGGACGGAGTAGATGTTCCGCACCGTGCGCGGGGCTGGCGCTGGAATCGCGGCCCGCACGCCGCGGATCAGTTCTGCCACGTGCCGGGCGCGCACGTCCTCGAGCGGCATCGAGCCGATCGCCGGGTAGACGTGCGTCGCGAGTCGCGACAGATCGTCATCCCAGGAGGCGATCCCGTCCGCCTTCCGGCGAGGCACCCAGCGCTCGCCGTAGCTCTCCACGGTGCACGCGGTGCCGGGGGCTATTCCCAACTCCAGCCCCGCGTCGAGGCGGTCCTGCGCGAGCCGGCGGAAGGCTGCGGCCTTCGCCCCGTCCGGATCGTCCGCGAGCATGTAGGGCGTCTTGAGTTTCTTCCAGCCGCCGCGCTTGCGCTCCACGGCGAGTCTCATCCAAAGCCGCTGACCACGAGCGGAGATGTACCTCGGCAGCTGCATTCTGCGCCTCATCTGCCCGTCCCTCGGGCATGGCGCAGAGACTTCTCCAACTCGCCCCGGATGTCCACCGGCACCGCCGACTTCTCGCCGGAGAGCCAGCACTGCAGGTCCCGCGCGTCGATCAGCCACTCTCGGCTACCGGCGGGCTTCTGGGCGCGCAGCTTCTTCGCCTTGATCGCGCGGCGCAGGGTATCGGGGTGCATGTTGCCGGCGAGCTGCGCGGCGTGGCGGATCTTGAGCCTGCCGGCCGGGAGGCGCGGGACCGGCGCGGGAACTGGCGTCGAGGCGGAGCACGCCGAGCGGATCGCGGCTTGACCCTCCGGGCTTTGCAGCGCGGCGATCATCTGCTCGCGCAGCGTCTCCTCAAAGCTCATCCGCGCCCCCGAATGTCCTTCGTCAGCCGAGGCCGGAAGGTGTAGCCCTGCCGCGCGCAGTGGGCCGCGAACCGGCGATCCCACTCCTCTCGGCTGGGCTCGTTCTCGGTCTTGGCCCGATGACAGGCGCGGCTCAAAAACCACGTCTCTTCGACGGAGATGTGCTGACGGCCGTAAAATTCGTCCCACTCCGGCGGGAAGAAGCCCCGGCCGACTGGCCACCCGCATCCGCACTCACACGCGCCCGCCGCTCGCGCCTCCACCTGTGGCCGCACGAGGGCAACACGCCCCTTCCTGGTCAGCCGCTTTTCCTCTCGCCGCTCGCCCGTGCTCTTGAACGGCAGCACCTTCCGGATCTTCGGCCGCGGATGCAGGAATGCCACCGCCTCCCGTGCCCGAGAGACAAGACCAGCCGGCGCAGTCGCCAGCCCGGCGATCTCCTCCAGGACGCCACGGACAAGGCGGGCGCGGCCGGAAGTGAGCTTCACGGCCCCTCGCAGGGGCGATGCTGGCGGGCGGCGTGGGTCAAGCGGCCTCCAGAGGAGACTTGACAAGCTGATATGCTTGTGCTATACTCTGTGCATCGGTTGAAGGAGGGTGCACATGGGCGTTCCGATTCGAGAGTGGTACGCAAGAGTCAATTCCGTGTGGATGGGGCCGCTTCCGGTTCTGACCGAGCCGGAGGCGCGCACTGCCGCCAAGCGTCTCTGGCGGTGGGCTACCGGGAACGTGCTCCCGTACAGAATCGACTTCACGTCCGGCAGGCGCTACACATGGGAGCGCCGGGGCACACTCTACATCAACGCCGGCAAGGGCTGGTCCGACTTCGTGCACCTGATGTCTCATCTCGCGTGGAGGAAAACCAACGGCGCGGCTGTCCGAGGCCACGAGAGAGGACACGCCCAACTGGAACTTCGGATGCGGCGCGAGGTCCAGAAGCGCGGCTGGCTCGATGGATCGATGAGGAGAGAGGAGGCTGATGAGCCGGCGCCATCGGTTGCACCGTTGGAGGCCGCCCGCGAGGCCCGCGCCATCCAGGCTCAGAAGCGAGAGGCGCGAGTCCGGGCAGCATTCGAACTCGCGGAGAAGAGGCTGCTCTCTCAACAGCGTAGGCTCTCCATACTGCGCGCCAAGGTGCGCTACTACGATCGGAAGAAGGACGCCCATGTCTGACAAGCCCACGTCACACCGTCTGCTGATCACGGTGACGGAGCAGGAGCACCGGCTGATCGAGCGGGCGGCGAAGGCAGAGGCGGCGCAGCTCGGGCTCCGGCTCCCGGTGGCGACGTACATCCGCCGGGCCGCCGTCCTGGCTGCCCAAGCCGCGCTCGCGATCACTTATCCGCCTCGGGGGTGAGGGGAGGGGCGGGGGAACGAGCTCGCGGCTGAGATGAACCCCCCGTGGAGATGCCCCCGCAGCCGGGGCAAGGCTGGCCCTTGGGGATGCCGCCGCGCTTGGGCTGCTGGTGGGGGAGGGTCATGCGGCCTCGCTTTCGTTTTTCGGGAGCAGGAACAGCCCGCGCCACGTCCCCCACGCCTTCGTCACCGCGCCGGTTCCGGGGTAGAGGTCCGCCAGATCATCCTCGGGCCGCGCTCCGACCATTTCAAAGGCCCAATGGCAGACCTTCTCCGGCTTCGCGCCGGTCAGCCCGCGTCGCAGCGTGATCGATGCCTCCACCCAGTCGCGCATCACGAGGCGCTTGCTCACGACCGGCTTGCGGGCGGCCTTCACGATCACCGGCTCCCATGCATGGGCCACGGAGACGTTGCGCTTGAATGCTGCGAAGCCCTTGACCCACGCCATCACACGCGCCTCTGGCGGCAGCAGCGGCAGGACCACCTTCAGGCCCGGAACGTGAGTGTGCAGAACCCAGCCGTCGAAGTCCGCCTGCAACTGCGCGATCAGGGCGGCGTGGTCTACCTCCCGCTTCTCCGGGTAGAGGTGCGCGCAGCCAGGATAGGGCGGATCCGCGTAGCCGATTCTCATTCGCCAGCCTCTCCCTCATCCCCACCGCCGTCGGGGTTGATGCAGACGTGATCGGAGGGCGCAGGCTGATCGACCAGCGCTTCTGCGTCGGGGGGCAGCCGCCACAGCCCGAGCGCGCCCTTGCACTGGACCGGAACCTCCAGCACGCGCACCTCGTCCAGCAGCCAGCCGTAGTCGCCCACAAACCAGCGGTCGTCCGACTTCTCGACCACGCCCGTCACGCGCGCCGTCGCCACCACGGCCATCGACGGAAGCTCGCCCGGCGGCCGGATGCCCTGCGACAGAATCAGCGCGGCGTCGTCGCGCTTCTTCCCTGCGTGGATGGCGATCCGCTGCCCGATGATGCGGGCGGGGGGCGGCCAGTCTCGGTTCTCGATGCGCTTCCCGGCGTGGCAGATGGCCCACGCCCAAGGCTGAATCAGCGTCAGCGCCAGCATCTACTTCCCCCTCGCGCGTCTCGGGCCGGTCCTGCCGCAGAAGCCGCACGGCAACTGGCGCATCGCCTGCTCGATGATTTGGACGCGCGTGTTCAGCGCCGCCGCGATATTCGGATACCTCTCGGGCGTGACGCCGCGCCGTCCGTGCTCCACGTCGGACCAGTAGGGCGCGGACACGCCGATCTCTTCGGCCACTTCACGCAGCGTCTTGCCTGCCTCCTCCCGCAGCCATGTCAGGAACAAGCCCGGCGGAAGGCGCTCGGCCTCGACCATCGCCAGGGCGGTGTTGACGGTGCGCGGGCGCTCGATGTTGGGCCAAGTGACCACCGCTACTTCCCCCTCTCGCGGACGGGTAGGGCGCGGATGCGAGCGGCAATGCCGTCATCGCAGCGACAGGCGACATCGACACAGGCTGCCGCTCGCTCCCGCATCGCCTCCGCGCCTGCGAGGTAGGCGGCGTCGGCGCTCCGCGCGAGGGCGATCAGCTCCGGCGCTGCGTTGCGGAGGGCGACCAACGCGAGCGCATCAGGGTCGTCTGCTTCGACGGCACCCTCGGATTGCTCCCCGAAAAGGATCGTGGTCTTGTCCCCCGGCCCAACAAAGCCGTAGTCGATTCCCCACTCCCTCCAGACCCACGGCCCCGGTGTCGCCTCCGCGAGCAGCCGCTCCAGCGCGTCGAGGTCAATCACTTCGCACCTCTCGCGCGCCCGTAGCGGTCCAAGACGCCCAAGCCAAGGCGGAACATCGCAAGCGTCCCGATCACGCCCACCTGCAGGCCGCCCATGAATCCTCCGGCTCGGACGCCCAGCAGGACGACGACCGCGTACAGGCACAAACGAACCACCGTCACTTCGCACCTCTCGCGCGGATGGCGGTGGCGGCCTGCGCGAGCGCCTCGCTGGCGGCGGTCGTGTACACCCGCAACCCCTCGGCCACCTTCGCGCACTCCTCCCTTTCGCTCTCGCGCACGCGGGCGAAGGCGGCGGCGATGTCCGCGATCTGGTCGCGCGTCTTGTCCTGCCACGCGATCTGGACGAGGCCGCGGTCGACGATCCTGTCCGCTTCCGTCACCACGGGCTCACTCGGCATCGGTCTCCTCCTTCGCTGCGGGGGTGGGGGCATCCGGCTCTAGGACCGCGAAATACGCAGCGATTGTTTTCCATTTCGCTGGCGTCAGCGGGGGGGCCACCCACAAGCAGAACCGAATGGCCTCGCTCGACACAGCGAGCACCGGCTGCTCGTTGACGGGGTAGTGTTGTGCGACTTCAAGGACGTACTTCTTGAAGTCCGCGAACACGACGCAGCCGTGACAGCCCTTCGAGATGTGAAATCCGGCGTTGAAGGCGTGCTCTGCCGTGACCGCCTCATACGCCTTGTGCAACAGGTCCAGCATCACTCCTCCTCCTTCGCTGCGGGCTGGGCGGCGGTGGCGTTGCAGACGCACGGCGGACTGCCCTGCTCGTAGTGCCCGGTCGTGCAGCCGTAGCTGTTGTGGCAGACCCATGCATGACCACACGACGGGCAGGTGGCAGGAGCGTGTTCGCCGGTCATGGCCAGCGTCGTTGCCACCAGCGCCACCGTCGCGGGCACCGCGCGCCCCACGTCAGCAGGAGGCTGCTTTTCAGGGGTGCTCCGGCCCCCTGCGGGCTGGGCGGCTCTGCTCTCGGACGCGGGCTGGGCGGCGGGAGCGGCGTAGGTGTCCTGCGGAAACGGCGCGGGCTGGGCGGCGGGCTCTCTCAGACGGCGGCGCGCCCCCTCAACATCCCCCCACGACAAGCCCACCAGCGGCCACGCCCTGTCGCAGACGCAATGTCCCTGACCCGCGCAGTCCGTCGTGTGGCTCGACAGGAAGTCCAGAATCACCCGCTCATAAGCGGACGGCCCGGCGGCGCTGCTCTCGGACGCGGACGCGGGCGGGGGAGAGGCGAGGGTAGCCAACACGGTCACCGACGCGCCGTTGATCGTTGGCACTGGGTGATCGTCGCAGCGCGGCACCCTGGAATCGCTACCGCCCACGGCTCCGGTGACGACGATGCGGTAGATTCGCGTGGCTGGTCGGCCGCAGACGATGCAGCGCTCTCGCGGGGCATCGGGGCACGGCCCGGCTTCGCGCATGGACGGCGGCGAGTCGTGGAGCGTGTAGTGCCTTTCGCCGTCGCAACTCTGGGTAGGCGGAACGTGCGGCGGGGGCGAGGCGAGGGCGGCGCGGGCGAGGACCGCACGGATGCTGGCGGAGCAGGAGTCGGCCTCCGCCGCCTTCGAGAACCAGCGGTCGCCCTTGGAGCCGCCGCGCGTCCGTTGCAGATAGGCGTAGCCGTCCACGAAATGCAGGGCGTCGGCGAGTTGGGTCTGCGCTTGCTGATTCCACTCCCGCAGCCGCGCCACCTCGGCAACGGCAGCGTCGCGCTCCGCCTCCGCCTTCTCGGCGCGGGTGCGCTCGGCGGCGAGGAGCACCAGCGCCTCCTCCTCTCGCTGTACGGCCCCCACCAGGGCGTCGTGCTCGGCGGCCAGTTGGCCGCGCAGCCGCGCCACCTCGGCAACGGCTGCGTCGCGTGACTCTTCCGCGTCCTGCCGCTGCCCCGCTTCTGCCACCTGATTCAGCCAGAGCAAGCGCACGCGCTCCGGCAGTGGGCTCGTTTCGTACCACCACGAGTCAGGCAGTTCTGCCGCGATGGCCTTCAACTCCCCTTCCGCCTTCTCGGCTCGGGCGCGGGCGATGTCGTAATCGTCCGCCGCGTTGTCGGCCGCCTCGGTCACATGGGCCACTACCCGCTTTGCCTCGGCCAACTCCCCTTCCGCCTTCTCTCGCGCGGTCCTCTCGGCGGCGAGATGATCGCAGGCTTTGTAGTACGCGGCCCGCGCTCGGTCCCGCTCGGCTACTAACTCCGCACACATCTCCTCCCCGCGCCGCTCGGAGTGCGCCAGATCGGCGCGCAGGCAGCAGATGCAGTCGCACGGGTGCTCCGTCGTCCCGAGGCACTTGTCGTGCCCGAACGACTGCGGAGCGCAGCAGGAGGAGCACACGTAGTCCTGGAGCGCGGTGCGCAGGTCGCTGTCGTTCATGGAATCCTCCCTGCGGCGCGGAGGGCGGCGCGGGCGTCGGTCTGGATGGCCTTGAGGAAGTCCGCCACGTCCTGCGGATCGCCCAGGTCAACGTAGGCGACGAGGTCTTCCAGCGTGTCCGCCAGCGTCGGGGCGGCGGCGATCAGGGCGGCATCCGCAGCGCACCCAACGGTGCCGTATATTTCCGATACAATGACATTGCCGCCCACAGGTCCGGCGCCGCGCGCGGTAACGACCCATCTGTTGTAGCCGCCGTGGCTGGCGGTCCACGGCCCCGGCGTGCCCTTGGCGTTGCTCATTTGCCTTCTCCCTGGTCAGCCTTCGCCGCCTCACCCTCGATGTGCCCAAAAGGAACCGGGCGCAGCGCAGCGGGCAGGTAGAGCGGGTGCGATGGGTGCCCGTCTTTCGTCAGCCGCAGGCAGTGCAGCGGGGGTCGCTCATAACGCAGGGCTGTGAGCGTGCGATCCGCTTGGTCCCGCGCGAATCGTTGCGCACCCCATGCGCAGACCACGATGCCCGCCATGCGCGCCGCCTCCCCGACGTGGAACAGGTTGAGCGGCCCGACCGGATCGGGATGCCCGACCAGCATGCGCGGATCCGTCGAGCGCAGCGCGAAGAGGTTGACGACGGCGAGGCCGCCGTAGCCCCACGCCTTCGCGTAGCCGACGCAGCGGCGGATGGTGGGATCGTCCTGCGTCTCGTCGGCCGTGGACGGGTTCAGCATGACGAAGAGGGCGTGCGGCTGTGTCGCGTCCCAGATGCGCAGCAGGCGGTAGCGGTATCGGCCGCAGTCGGAAATGATCGCGCTCGTCATTGCGCACCCTCGGGGCCGGAAGGCGGGGACGAGAGGGCGCGGGCAAGCGACGCAGCATCCGTGAAGGCGTCGGCGCGACCGATCCAATACGCTTGAGTAACGGCGGTCGTGGCCCCACCGCGCTCGACGGCACAGATTGCGGAATGCCGCTTCATCTCGGCCGCCAGCTCCCGCAGCGCCGTGTCTGCCGGGGGTGGCGCAGCAGGCGTCAGCGCTCGGCGGGCGAGGGCGAGGAGGGTGGGCAGCTTGCGCATGACCTCGCCCATGCGCGGGCCGGGGTCAGCGAAGGGCGCGCCTCCGTTCCAGTCCGCCACCACCCGCTCCAGCCGCTCCACTTCTTCCAGCGTCAGGTCTTCGCTCTCGCTCATAGCTTCACCCTCGTCAGCCGCAGTTCGGTCCGCATCGACACCAGATCCATCAACCGCCTCCGCAGGGTGCGGCACTGGTTGACGTACCCGCGCCGCTCCTGCACCCGCAGCAACTCTTGAGTGGATGCGTCCGCAATGCGGAGCGCCCTGTCCAGCAGGATGCGCAGGTCTTCGGGGGTGGGGGTGGGGTCAGCCATTGGTGGGCTTCCTTGCGAGAGCGGCCGGGACGAATAGCGGCGCATCGTCGGCCACGCCCCGGATCGGCATGACCGCCGCGAGCCAGCCATCCGCCCGGAAGATGTACGGCGCGAACTCGCCGGAGTGGCCCACCCGCAGGGCGGTCACGCCCTCCGGCACCGTGCAGAGCACGCGCGAGAGCAGCATCCGGTTGAGCGCGCCGCGGAGCAGCTTCCCGCCACGGATGCCCTCGATCTTGCGACCCAACGAATCGCACTCGCCGCAATACCGCCCGCGCTCGGACTGGCCGTAATACGCGGCGTACGGCGGCTTGCCATTGCATTTTGGGCAGACGCTCTCCGACGGATACGGCAGCCCCGCCCATTCGCGCAGCGCCGACAGTTGCGCGGTGTGCTCAGGCGGCGGCTCAACGGCGATGATAGCCCTTGCGTCGGGACCGTCGCTGCGCAGCTCGCCGTCGTAGTGCAGCGCCGCGAGCAGGTGGCCGTCGGTGCCGGCCGCCCATGCCCTATCCTCGAAAAGCATCTTGAAGGGCGTGGCGATGGTGGCGCGGTCGCCGCCCGTGTAGCAGATGGTCTGCAGCGTATCGAGCACCGTCACGGTGTCTCTCCTTTGACTGCGCGGCCCTTGCGCCCCTCGGCGCGCTCCCGGAACTCGACGGCCAGCGCACGGAATGCCGCCTGCAACGGGCGCGTGAAGAGGACAGCGCGCGAGTACATCTCGGCAGCGGACGCCATGTTGATCAGCGCCGCTCGCATTGCGTTGGTGCGCGTGGCCGGTTTCATTGCGCGGCCTCCAGGTATTCATTCAGCGCGTCCCGCAGCGCCTCCACGTCCGAGTTCGTCAGCAGCACCGACTCCACCTTCCCGGTGCAGTGGACCGCCGCGACCTCGAACAGCACGCCGTCACCGCTCGCGCGGATGTGGTCGATCCCATAGCCCCACTCGCGCTTCATGTAGACGCGCCCGTACGGCTCGGGCTTGGGCTGGTGCTCCTTCAGCGACCAGCCGCACTCCTTGCACCCCGGGTTCAGCCGCTCACGCAGGCGGTAGAGCCACGCGCGCGGGCCGCCGATCTTCCACCGCAGCGCTCGCAGTCGTTCAGGAAGCGGCGGCTTGATCACGCGCCACGGTGCCTTCAACTTTCGCAGGTAGACTGGTCGCTCGGCGCGAATGCCATCGTTCACGGTGCCGGACGGCTCCGACGCCTCCTTGTCGAAGGCGGGGCACCGATCGGCGGGCTGGTCGCAGGGGATTCCGGCGTCGTTGTCGAATGTCATTCCGCCGATCAGCCCGTGCCCGCAGGAGCCCCAGCACACCTCGGCCACCTTCAGGCCGATGGCCTCATGCGCCTGCAGCGGGATGACGTAGAGCCTGGGGAGATCAGCCATCGGCCGCCTCCCTCTTCTTCAATCCCCGCCGCCCCTTCGTCGGCCGCAGCTCCGGATACCTCTCGGCCAGCCACTCCGCCCTGACCGACACGGGAGCAGCTCGATGCAGGGCGCACACGCAGTCCGCGCGCTCGCCCAAACCTTGGTTCGGGCATTCAGGAGCTAGGCAATTCAGGAAGAGAGCAGGGGCTGTTTCCGGCTCGCGCGCCCCATCCTTCTCCGCGTCGAAGGCATCACCGCATGATGTTGCGCGGTTCTCCTCCGGCGAGTCGCGGCGATCCGAGGCGGTCCCGGGTACAGCCTCGCCGTGCACGGTGCCGCTATCGGCCAGCCTCTCCCCTCTCGGCGGAATGTCTTGCGCGGCTTGAGCCGGATTCGCCGGTGGCGATGGTTCGGCTGCCGGCGGGACCGCGCACCCGTTCGGCTTTTCGGAAGGAAGATCCTCGGCGGCACCCTCGCCCATGGAGGCACGGGGGGGCGGGCCGCCTGACTCGGATGCCGCCGAGGAAGGGTTGAGCGCTGCTCGGATCGCGGCGAGTTGTGCCTCCGCCGCCCGAAGCGCCGCCTGCAGTGCGTCCAGTTCTTGGGCCTGCAGCGTCTCTGCGATATGCCGCCACGAGTCGCGGTCCTCGCGCAGGACATCCACCTCCTCCAACGCCCGGAGAACCATCTCTCTCGCTTCTGGAGTGAGAAACGTGCCAGCCTGCGGCGCGGCGAGAAGGTGGATCGCTTGGTCGTGGACTGCGCCCATCGCTAGCCCGCCTTCCCGAGAGCCCTGGGCTTGTGGGCCTTCACCTCGACCCCGCGCCTGGTCGTGATGCCGCCGGCCGCCTCGATCTCCTCAAGGAGCATCCGCAGCGTCGGCGCCACCTTCTCGCCGCGCGCTTTGACGCTCGGCTTGATCAGGCTCTCGATCGCTTCCTGGCTCGCCTTCACAGGCAGCGCGCTCGCATCCCCTGCGTTGCCGAGGAACTTGGCGAGCACCGCCCGCGCCTTCACTCCGTCAATCTCTCGCGACGTCGTCTCGACCGGCCCGTAGACCATGCCGTTCGCCAGCGCGATCGGATGCTCTGCCGCGTACATCTTGAGAACGTCTTTCGCGCGCCTTGCCGCCTGCTCCACCAGCGGGATGCGCTCGACAAGCAGCCTCGCCGTGTCGTCCGTGAGCGCCGCCGCCATGGCCGCCGCGTCGCCGTCGGCCAGCACCATGCTCACCTGGCCGCGGATCTCCGGGCAGGCGCTGAACGCAGGGCAGTAGGTGCAATGCGGCCCAGCCACCAGCGTCGGCGCCTTCCCTGCGGCCACCGCCTCCCGCTCGCGGATGATGGTGAGCGCGAGCCGCCGCAGGTCGTCCGAGTCGCGCTCGAGATCGAACGGCCCCAGCCCGAGGGACTTCTTCCAGGGCTTGCCTTCGTCGTTGAGCCTGATGATCTCGATCGTGGCCGCAGAACGTCCCCACGCCGCGGTCGCCGCTCTTGCAAGGAAGCGGAGCTGTCGGTGCTTCTCCAGCGGCGGGGCCGTGACCTCGTATCGGTGGCCGGTCTTGTAGTCCCCGATGTAGACCCCGTCGTCCTGCTCCAGTGAGCCGACATCCGCCGTGCCGGCGATCTCCGTCTTGCCCAACTCGCCGTAGCGCCTCCTGGTCGCCCGCCCCAGCTCGCGCGCCTTGCCGGTCTCGACGTCGTAGGCGAACGCCACCTCCTGCACGTAGGCTCCGCTTTCGAGCGGCAGCCGCGAGAGGTCGATCTCCTCACAGACCGCCCGCAGGCCCGCGTCGCCGATTTCCTCGAGCGCGGCCTCGCGCCCAACCTTCGGCACCCGCTCGAGGAATGCATGAACCCCTGTCCCGTGCTCCGATGCCGGACGGACCCGCTCCACATGGGGGAGCGTTTCCGAGCCGGGGCAGACCTCGGCGCGCTGCAATCCGCTGGCGCTGGGCAGGTTCACGGCTGCCCCTTCGCGAGAGACGCCCTCTTCGCGTCGAATCCCGGCTTGAGCGCCCGCTGGTCTTCCCTGCTCAGCCGCTGCAGGTCGGGGACGAGCTTCTCCAGGCCGGCGAGGGTCTGCGCTTCTTCGATGGCCGCGGCGAGTTTGTCCGCGTCCGACACCGGGTCTCCCTGCGGCGGGTCCGCGGCAGGCCGGGGTGCCTGTATCGCCTCCTTGGCTGGCTCGGTTCCGTTCTGCGCCGGGGTCGCTGCGGCGGCGGGCCGTGCCGGCAGCGGCTCGGAGTGGGCCACGTCCACCGGGGCCGGCGGTGCCGACCGGAGCCGGGTGGGGATCGGTCCGTTGACCTCGATTTCCGCCGCCTCGCTCTCTTCGTAGACCCCGAAGAAAAGCTCTTCGTAGACCTCCTTGCAGAGAGAAGACTTGCAGCGGTTGCGGAGCATCCGGGCTGGGTAGGACTTCCACGGCCCCTTCTTGTCGAGAAGCCCCGCTGCCTGCGCTTCCTCGATCGTGAAGGACATCTCCACGGGGGCCGGATCGCCCTTGCGCTTGGTCTCGTAGGTGGCGACCCGCGCGCTGGACTCGACGAGCCGGAACCACTCGCAGATGTCCGCCTTCTTCGCGATCCCGACCATCGCGTCAGCGGAGAGCGACGGCTTGCCCTCGACGACGTGGATCCCCCGCATCGACTGCATCGGGCTCCAGCCGAAGTCGCGTCCGGCCGCGATGGTCACGAAGATGTCCGCGACGTTCTCGAGCGCCCGCGGGACGAGCTTGCTCTGCCCGTAGTATTTCGCGAGGGTCCATGCCTCCGTCGCGTTCTCCGGCTCCCAGTGAACGATCGCCGTCGAGGCCCTGGCGGTCTGCTCCTGCGGCTTCTGCTGCTCGTGCGTCGCGTTCTCGCTCATCGCTTCCCCCTGGTCAGCACTGATCGTCCCCGCCTTCCGCTTCCCACCGGCCGCGTGCGTCCGCCTCTTCTGCTGCTCCCCGCTTGGCGTCGTCGCCACCACCAGCCTCCGCGTCGTCCTGCATCGCGGCCTTCTCGCTCTCGCTCGGCTCGCCTCCGATGCACTCTTCTCCTGGGAGGCAGGCCGGAAGGTGCCAGCAGTGCCCCTCGTCCAGCCTCCGATAGAGGGCATGCGAGTGCTTCCGCAGCGCCCGCATGATCCGGGGCATGAGCTTGGAGAGCAGCTCCATCTGTTCGGCGGAGTAGGGCGTGCTCATTTGCGAGGCTCGCCAGTGCTCCAGCCGTCAGCCGGCAGATCCAGCGCTCCGCTCCTCAATCCACCGCGCCCGACCGCAACCTCCACTCCAGCCCGCGCTCCGAAGGCGGGCCCTTCCTTTCCCACCAGCACCAGCCGCCGCACGTTCGCGGGTGCTGCCGCAGTCGCGGGCGGTGCCTCATCCGCGTGCAGCAGCCTGCGTCCCTCGCAGACCCAGCCGCCCAACTCCACCCGCCGATCGAGGTCCAGCGTCGGCCCGAGTTGTTGCACTGCCGAGTCCAGCATCGCCAGCAGTCGCCGTGCTTCTTCCCGGATGGCTGCTGTTGCCGTGTCTCGCTCGTAGGTGCTCATGGATCATCCCTCCCCGGTCTTGTGCTTGCTCCACGCGAGCCGACGCCTTGCGCGGGCTGCGTCGTTCCTGGCGGCCACGTCGAGCCCGAACTCGGCGCGGTCCTCCTCGAACTTCCGCCGCTCGTAGGGCGTGCTCGTCGGCTCGGAGTCGTCGGCCAGCATCCGCGCGTCTCGCTCGGCGTCAGTCTCCACCTTCGGCGTGCAGCTTTTCAGATGCCGCCCGTAGGCGAAGAAGTCGTCACCGAAAGCTGCCCGGCAATGCGCGTGAGGGCAGAGGAGGGGACTCATTCGCCACGCTCGGCCATCGCGTCGTACGACCGCAGCGCCCTGTCGTTCTCCATGTCCCGCAGGAGCGAGCGATCTTCTTCGGAGAGCCTGTACTCCTCCGCAGTCGAGAGGCCGCATCCGCCAGCGATGAAGCGAGGATCGGTCGCGTCTTCGTAGCCCAACGCGCGGGCCAAGCTGTAGGTCGCCCGATCGACCGCGGTCGGCTCCACGAACAGCAGCGAGGCCACCATGCCGGAGGCGCGCATCTAGGCCTCCGCCCCGGCCTGCGTCGGCACCACCACCCGCGATGCTGCCCCCCGGAAGAATGCGATCACCGCCTGCTGCGTGAGGAGCGAGGGCATCGGCCTCCCCGCCTTCTCCGCCGCCAGCTTCCAGAAGTCCTGCCCTGCGGCTTCCAGCTTCTCGACGAAGGCTGGCGAGAGCACGTCCTCTCCGTGCGCTACTGCGTCCACCATGATCGCCGCCGCCAGCGCCATCGCCTTCTGTGCTCGCCCCGCGACCTCGTGCTGGCTTGACTTGTCCATGTGCCGCCCCCGTTTTGTGCTGCCCTCTCCCCGCCCCACCGGCCCCGTGCTCACCCTGCCGCCGGATTCCCGCTCCACCCGCCCGCTTCCTTCAGCGCCCCGTTGTGCTCCCTCGGGTGTCTCGCTGACCGTCCAACCCCTGCCCCTCAACCGTGGTCGCAAGGTGCCACGAGGGCACCCATGGTGTCAAGCAGGCACCTTCGCTATCTCGCAAGGGCGCGGGTGCGCTACGGTTTCGGACAGGGGTCGCCAATGACGAAGATGATCGCCGCCGCGTGCGTTCTTTCCGTGGTCGCCTGCAGCACCTTGACCCCCGCCCAGCGAGCCGCCGTGGAGCGGGATGCTCGGCAGTTGGTCGTCTGCAACGGCAAGGAAGACTGCGAGATCAAGTGGGCCACCGCGCTCCGCTGGGTGCAGGACAACTCCCGGTGGAAGCTGCGGGCGGTGACAGACTCGCTGGTCACGACCGAGGGGCCGTTCGATACTCCGAGCGCGGCATTCGAGGTGATGAAGTTCCCTCGCGGCGGCGGCTCCTACGAGTTCCAGTTCAGGGCGGCCTGCGGGAACATTTTTGGCTGCATCCCGGAGATCGTGGTCCTGGCCGCCGACTTCAACAACACCGTCGCGAACGCGGGAGCCCGCAAGGGCTGGAGCGCCGCCGACACAAGCGTCTTCATGGACCGTTGTCGCAAGGATTCAATCAAGGTCCACGGCGCATCGCGCACCCCGGAGCAACTGGAGTACGGGTGCTCTTGCCTCGGCCGTGGCTTGGAGGCTCGCTACTCGCTGCGCGAGTTCGGCGCCCTGATCAAGGACGAGGAGCGGCTCAAGCGCGAGGTTGCCGAGATCAACGCCGAGTGCCGGAAAGACCTGCCGCCTGGCAATGCGACACCCGCCCCCGCGGCGGGGCACTGATGGCGGCGCCGCCCCTCAGTCGAACGAGACGCACCTCGTAGGCGAGCGCGTGCTCTTCCTCTTCGACTGCCTGAACTTCGGTCGGATGATCTGCGCGTCGGTGGACGGCCAGAGTTCTACTTGCGCAGGACGCGGCCTGGCCTCTTGCCCGCGTCCTGCTCGGAAGGGTTTGCGGCCTCACGCAGCGCGCGCGAACACGCCTCCATCGCGCTTGCCCTGGTGTCGTCATCGGCGATGGCGTCCAGCCTCATCGCGATGTACTTCGCTTCCTCGGTCTTCACGTAGTACGCCCCCGCGTTGTCCTTCGGGGGCAAGCTACCGCGCCGGTCTGACGTTTCTGGAAGATCCGTGGGTTGCGCCGCTGCTGGCAGCAACGCTCCCATCTCGACCCCGAGGGCCTCGGCGAACGCCGCAAGCAGCTTCACGTTCGCCGCGCCCTTGCGCTTCCCGTTGATGATCCGGGTCACATAAGAGCGATCCTTGCCGATCTTCCTGCCGAGCTGCTTGTGGGTAAGCTTCGCCGCGTCCGCCAGCGCGCCGATGCGCTCCCCAATCTCCACCGACAGGTTGGGGTCGTCGGCCGGCGAAACGTCTTGCGGCTGCGCGGTCTTGGCCACTCCTGGCACCGTGGCGGAATTGCACATCATGCCGCAACACCGGGGGCCGGTTTGACACCGCGGGTGCCCATGTGGCACCCTGCGTCCCCATGGCACATCCGCTTGCGAAGTACCTCGAAGACGAAGAGCTGACCCACGAGGCGTTCGCGAAGAAGGCCGGCATCGAGCGGACCGTCGTGACGAAAGTGCTCAATGGGAAGCGCAAGCGGTTCAGCGTCGAGTACGCGCGGAGAATTGAGAAGGCCACCAGCGGCAGGGTGACGCTCGAAGACGCGCTGGGCCTGACCGCGCGCGCCAAGACCCAGGCCGCCTAGTTCCTTTCGGGCTCGTACTTCGGTGCGGGCCTTTTTCATGTCGCAAGGCAGCACGGCGTAGCAGGGCGGAATTCTACTGAACGGCAAGTGAACTCGATCCGCTGAGGGGACAAATGGCGAAACAGACCACCATCAACGTCCCGAAATACGAGCCCAAATTGCCTACGCTGCATGAAGCGATCGTGGATGTGATCAAGCGGTACGGCCCGCGCAAGCAGGCGGTGCTGGCGGAGCAGCTCGGCGCCAGCGAGCAGCACTTCTCCGACGTGTTCGGTGGCAAGACCGGCAAGCACTGGCCGGAGGCCTGGATTGAATTCATCGTCAAGCACTACGACTTCGAGGCGCAGGTCCCCGCGCTGGTTGCTGGCTGGCGCGGACTCACCGCGCGGCCCCCGCGCAAGCGAACGGCAGCCGAGGAACTTCGCCGGCTCAAGTACGCCCTCGCCAAGCACAACGGACTCGGCAAGGCGATCCGCGATGAGGCCGAGGCGCTGCCCGACGATGTGTTTGCCGACGAGGAGGTGGCGACATGAGCAATACCGTCACGGCCGAAGACCGCGAGGAGATGCGCCTCGTGACCACCAAGGGTGTCAGCGATGCCCCGCTGCCGGAGAAGTACCAGGCCGCGAAACAAGCCCTGTCCGTCTGCCAGAGCGTTGACGAGTGCTCGACGTGGGCAAAGAAGGCCGCCGCGCTGGCGAGCTACGCCCGGCAGGCCGACGACGACTCCCTCGAAACCATGGCGATGAAGATCCGGGCGCGGGCGATCCGTCGGTGCGGGGAACTGCTCAAGGAATTGCCGTCGAAGGCACACGGGCGAGAGGTGGGGGGGCGCCCCTCCACCTCTCAACGGTCCGAGCGAGCACAGGCGGCGACTGGCGCGGGGATGTCGCGCGATCAAGTGAAGCAGGCGGTGCGCGTCGCGAGCATCCCCGCGAAGGCGTTCGAGGCGGCAGTCGAGTCCGAGACGCCGCCTTCCATCGAAGTGCTGGCAGAGCAGGGCACCAAGAAAAAGCCGGTGCCGCTGGTGGACATCGAGGGCCGCGACCCGCGGGATTTCAACAACGCGCTGCAACTGGCCGCCGCGTTCGACGCCTTCGCAAAGCACCTGAGCACCATCACGCCAGAGGCGTTCCTTCGCGGCGCTCTCGATCGCCATGTCGCGTTGGCGACGCGCGGCATTGCTGTGATCGAGGCGTGGGTATCCGATCTTCGCAAGAAAAACAGGAGAGCAAAATGAATCAGAACGAGATCCGGCACGAGATCCGCGACGTGATCGACCAGCGCATCGCCTCGAGCGATACGGTGCAGATGTCCTGGCTCGTGAAGCAGGTGCTGCGGGACCATGGAATCGACGCTTTTGACGACTTCCTCGGCTACTGCGCACACGCCACGGTCTGGCGGGAGGCGCGCGAGGTTCTTCGGCAGATGAAGGGCGCCGAGGCCGAGCAAGACGAGAAGGAGCGTCAGGAGATCCTGCCGGGGTTTGAGCGGCTTCAGCGCCGCTACGTCTTCGAGCGCGACAACGAGCAGGTCGTGGTGCCGCTGGAGTGCATGAGCGACTCCGAAATCACGGCCAAGGCCGACGAACTCCGGGCGATGGCGCTGGGCTGCCAGCTCCACGCCAGCGAACTTGAGGACTATCTGCGGCAGCGCACCGGCTCGCTCCAGAGCGCGTGAGCGGCCGATGACCCTCACCGCCCGCCAGGCCCGCGCGCTCGATCCTCTGGAGTTCACGCTCCGCAAGATTCGCGCAGACGCGGGGATCTACATTCACCGCGCGCGCAAGCTCATTGACGACCTCGCGCTCGACGCCACCTCGCACGCCCGCCAGCGCGAATCTGCGCAGCGGTCGGTCGGGACGCAAGGGGAGGGCGGCAAATGATCGACCTCCTCTACGTCGGCGGTTGTCTCGTTCTGCTCTCCGTCACGCTCGCGGCCATGGTGCGCGCTGCGGTTGGCCGACGAACGCCGGTGGTCTACGAGCGGCAGAGCGCGACCTATACCGTCCGCTTCACCAACGGCGCGGTGGTGGAGTTCTCCGGCGACGATGAGCGGGGACGGCTCGCGGTCCTCTCCTGCTACCTGCTCGACAAGCCGGCCGCGCGAGCGAGGCTCCCTTGCTGACCGCCTACCTGAATGCGCTGGCGGATATGTTCGACGCCGGCATTCGCGGCTCCGGCATGAGCCACCTTCCCGCCATCGTCCAGGCGCTCGCGGTGGTGTTGCTCGGCGCGATCGCTCTCCTCTTCGTGCGGTGGTCAATGGCGATGGTGGACTCGCCGTTGACGCTGCACGCCTGCGGACGCTGCACGTACGAGGCTTGCGGCTACTGCCAGCGGGCGAAGAGGGATCGCGTCGTCTCGGAATATGTCCGGCAAGCGCGAGAGAGGAAGGCTGCGCGCAATGGCTGACCTCTGCCGGTGTCCGTCAGTGCTGCATCACCGCGCCTCGTGCGAGCTTGTCCACGGCGACCGCGCACGGCCTGCGTCACGGGGGCCGCTCACCATCCTCTGCGATGTGGACTCGATCATCGCGGACCTGCTCGCGCCGTGGCTCGCTGCCTACAACGACAAGCACGGTCGCTCGGTGCGCGTCGCCGACGTGACGAAGTGGAAGATCCACGAGTGCGTCCCGGACGGCGAGCGCATCTACGAGTTGCTGCACACCGAGGGGCTCTACCGAACCCTCCTGCCGCTGCCGGGCGCGCTGGAGGGGTTGAGGCTCCTGCACGACGCCGGGCACCACGTCGTCTTGCTCACGGCCTGCGCGAACAAGAACGAGAACGCGGCCGGCGACAAGCTCGCGTGGATCCGAAAGCACCTCCCGTGGCTCTCGTACAGAGACGTGATCATCGGGTTCCACAAGCACCTCGTCCGCGGGGACGTGCTGATCGATGACTCGCCCGAGAACATCCGCGAGTACCGGGCCGCATGGCCTTCGGCCAGCATCCTGACGATTGACTACGCCTACAACCGAGGGCCGGAGATCGACGCGCTGATCGACTGCCGCGCCGAGAGCTACCAGGACACCGCAAAGGCGTGGGCGCAGATCGTGGAGCACGTCTCCGCGCTCGCCACGGAGGCAGCATGAATGCCCTAATCCGCACCATCGCCCTCGGCACGGCCGGCGCTCTCTTCGCTTGGCTTTGGGGCGCTCTCCTCTACGCATTCGAGGTGGTCTATGGCTGAAAGCAGCCTCACTCCTCCCGAGCAATTCATCGCCCGGAGGATCAAGAACAAGCTCTCCGCGGCGGGGCACCACCTCGTTGACGCGCGAGCTGCGGCTATCGCGTTGACGCCGGAGATGCACCGGGCATGCGGGTTCCGGGAGCAGCTCGCGGTGTTGGAGGGACGGCTGGCGGAGTTGCGCGCCATCGTTCACGGACTGCCGGGCGCTGGTGAGACGTGATCGATCTGCGCCTTGGAGACTCGGTGGATGTCCTGCGCTCGCTCGCATCGGACAGCGTTGACGCGCTGGTGACAGACCCGCCCGCCGGGATCTCCTTCATGGGCAAGACGTGGGACCACGATCACGGCGGGCGCGACAACTGGATCAAGGCGTTCGCCGCCCTCTTTGCCGAATGCCTGCGCGTGCTCAAGCCGGGGGCGCACGGGCTGGTCTGGGCGCTGCCGCGCACTTCGCACTGGACGGCGACGGCACTGGAGGATGCGGGATTCGAGATCCGCGACGTGGGGGTCCACCTCTTCGGCAGCGGATTCCCGAAGTCGCTGGACGTGAGCAAGGCGCTCGACAAGGCGGCGGGCGCGGAGCGCGAAGTAGTGGGGCACCGTTCCGCGCGGCTGCTGTCTGGGCATCTCGACGTCGGCTCCGCGACCATTCCCGCGACCATTCCCGCGACCATTCCGGCGACCGCCGCCGCGAAGCAATGGGCCGGTTGGGGCACGGCCCTCAAGCCCGCCAGCGAGCACTGGATCCTCTGTCGTAAGCCGCTCACGGGTACCGTCGCGGCGAACGTGCTCGCGCACAGGACGGGGGCGATCAACATCGACGGGTGCAGGATTGGGTGGGCTGGCCCGGAAGATGCTGCTGCTGCTGCTGCTGCTGCTGCTGCTGCCAATGGCTTCGCGGGCAGCCGTGCGCGAGGGACTGCGGCGCAATCCGTCTCCATCGGCAAGGAGAGCCGCAGCGGCGAGAATCAATATTTCCCGGAGCGACTCGCCGGTCGCTGGCCCGCGAACGTCACGTTGGACGAATCGGCGGCAGAGCTGCTGGACGAGCAGAGCGGGTCACTGAGCAGCGGCACGTTGCCGGCCGGGACGCAGCGGGAAGGCATCGGCTGGCGCGGTGGAATGGGCTGCGAGGCGAGCAACACATTCGAGGCGAGCACTGGCGGTGCCTCGCGCTTCTTCGCCACATTCAAGCAGGAGGATGAATGCCCCTTGTGCGGAAGTGCGAGCGGTGCGGAATCGAGTTCAGCGGAGAGCGCCAGCGGCGGCGATTCTGCGGAAAGTCTTGCAGCGGGCCGCGCAACGCCGAGTTCGGCCCCGGCAAGCTACCCGGCACCTCTTACGAGCGACACGGCGAAAGAGTCAAACAGAAACTCCGCACGAAATACCGGGACGATCCCGCTTTTCGCCAGCGAGTCCTCGCCCGAGTCGCCGCAGCAAAAGCCTTCCCCGACAAGCGGACCTGCGAACGATGCGGCGCCGCGCGAGCCGACCGGCATCACGACGACTACAGCAAGCCGCTCTCAATCCGGTGGCTCTGTCGCAAGTGCCATATCGGGCACCACGCCGACGAGCGCGGAGGATGGGGCGGGCCCGCCGGGTCTGTCCACGCCGCACGCTGAATCCCGCTTCATGTACACGGCGAAGCCCTCGCGCTCAGAGCGGGACATCGGCTGCGAGGATCTGCCAGCGGCAAGCGGTGGCGAGGCCACGGGCCGTGTAGACGGCAGCGCTGGCACGCAGAACCCGCGAGCAGGCGCGGGGCGCAACGGCGGGGCGCGGAATATCCACCCGACCGTCAAGCCGATCGAACTGATGCGCTGGCTCTGCAGGCTCGTCACGCCTCGCGGCGGGACGGTCCTTGACCCGTTCATGGGCAGCGGCACGACGGGCGTAGCTGCGGCGCGCGAGGGGTTCGGCTTCATCGGGATCGAGCGGGAGCCGCAGTACATGGAGATCGCCAAGCGCCGGATCGTGGGCGATGCGCCTTTGCTCAACCGGGCGGAGGGCGCTTGACCTCCCCCTCCCGTCGCGGCTGCTCCATCTGCCAGCGCACGCCCTCCGCGAAGTGCCTCTGCGGGCAGCGCCTGTGCCTCCTGCACGAGTCAGTGCTGCGGCACGACTGCGCGCACTCGAAAAAGCTGCTCGCGATGACGTCGGCCGACGTGCGGCGATGGAAGAAAGAGCACGCGCCAGAGCAGGCACTGGCGACGGCGGTGGTGAACGCGCTGAACATGCTCCCCGGCGTCCACGTCGTCGCGGTGGACTCTGGCGGCGCGAGGCAGCGGAACACGCAGCGCGCGGAGCCGGGGACGGCGGACGTGCTTGGGTGGAGCTCGCCCGACGCGCGATTCATCGCCGTCGAGACGAAGTGCAGCCACAAGGCCGGTTGCGGCTGCGACTCCTGCTCGGCGCAGCGGGCGTGGGGCGCGCGGCTGGAGGCTGCCGGAGGGGTTTACGTCGGGAATGTTCGGACGGTGGCGGAGGCGGTGGACGGCGTCAGGCGGGGCCTCGCGAGTGTCAGGGCGGGCGGCCGATGATGCGCGAGCTTTCCATCGAGAAGATCCTCCGCATCCGCCGCGCTCGCCGTCTCGATCCCGAGAAGGACCGCTCCCTCCTTGCCGAGCGGTTCGGGGTTTCGTCGCAGCGCATCACCTACGCCCTGAGTCTCACCGCCAGCGAGATCGGCCGGATGCGGGCGAAGGCCACGCGGAGGGCTGGCTAGATGTCCTTCGCGAAAGGGCAGACGCTCCCGGTCCATCGCGTCCAGTGCTCCTGCGGCGTTCCACTGCTGCGCAAGACCTACTGGCGAAAGCCTCAGTGTTCCGACTGCAGGAAGAGGCGGGCGCACTCGAAGTACGTGCGCAAGGTGGGCGATCTCAGGAGAGAGGCGCGGCGGTACCGGATCGTGCTCCACGTCCTTGGGTGGAGCGATGACCAGTTCGAGGAAATGCTGGCCGAGATGAAGAGGAGCCCGATGATGTTTCGGACTTCGCCGGAGACAAAGACCGGCTGGCGCGACTGGCAACTCGAGCGGCGGAGGAAGCCGGCCTCGGTTGGCCGGTGCAGCTCGGAAGGGGAACCCTGAAATGAGATGGGAAGACGAGCGTTACGTCCGGCTCTACACGCGCGACACGGGAGACTGGCTCTTCCTTTCATTCGACGCGCAGGCGCTGATGATGATGCTCCTGCGGAAGGTGGACCGGGCCGGGATCCTCCACCTCGGAAAGCACGGCAAGCAGGCCGTCCCCGTCACACTCGGTCACACGGAGTCACACGACCGCATCATGGCGGCTCTCGATGTCCTGCTGTCCGACGGCTGCGTCCAGGTGGACGGCGAGAAACTCATCATCCCGAACTTCATCGAGGCCCAAGAGGCGAGGATTTCCGACGCCCAGCGCAAGCGAGATCAGCGAGAGCGCGACCGCGACGTGCTGCTCGAAAAGGAAAGCTCTGGCAAATCCGGCGGCTTAAGCGCGGAAGCGCATGTCACAACCGGTCACACTCGGTCACACTCGGTCACACGCGGTCACGCGGTCACACGACAAGTCACCCCTAGCCTAGCCGTGCCTAGCCTAGCCGTGCCTAGCCGTGCCGAAGAAGAAGGGCCGGCTGCTGCTGCACCACCCGCACCTCGCGTGGACAAGCTCGCCGCGGCGGTGAACGCCGAATGGCCGGACCTGAACGCCAGCGGCGAGGTGGTCGCGGCATGGAAGCGCGCCTTCCCGGACGTCGACCTGCCGATGGAGACGCGGCAGGCACGCTCGCACTGGCTCTCGAACACCGAAAGCCGAAAGCCCGGCGAGCAGCCCCCTGCGTTCCTGAATCGCTGGTTCAAGCGGGCGACCACCGGGCCGCCGATCTTCGCGCGCACGGCCTCGCCGGGGACGGTTCGCGGTCCAGGCATGCCCGTCGGAGGCTCGCGCAAGGTTCCCACGGCCGAGGATTTCGACAGGTCGGAGCGTGAGTACGCAGAGAGCAAGCTGCGGGAGGTCGGAAAATGAGCGACTTCGAATCGGTCGGGCACACCGTCGGCGTGGTGATGGACTCGGTCAAGGCGGCGCGCGACGCCTACGCGAAGGCCCGGCTGCGCGTGATCCCGGTGCTGTGCGGCGACTGCGGGGTGGACTCGCCGCAGATGCGCTCCTGCCACTTCAGCGCCGACCCCGAGTGCAAACACAAGCCGTTGCTCGATCGCAGGGTCCACGCGAAAAGCCAGCTCGCCCGATGCCGCGCCGCGAAGGTGCCGGCGAAGTACCACGACGAAGTTCTGAGCATCGACCCGTGCGCGGCCCTGCATGCAGTCCGGGGCGTGCTTTCCGGGGCGGCCCAGGCGGCGGTGCTCCTGGGCAACCCCGGCAGCGGGAAGACGTTGTGCGCGGCCTACGCGCTGGCGGAACGAGGGGGTCTGTTCTGCCCGGCGAGCAGCCTCGACGTGCTCAGCGCCGAGACGGCCAACCTGATCGAGCGGCTGTGCGCGGAGCCGATGGCGGTGCTGGACGACGTCGGCCGCGGGCGCAGCGCCACGATCCTCGCGCTGGACCGGACGGAGGACATCCTGTGCCGGCGGTTCGACGCTGGCCTCCCAACCATAGTCACAGCGAACGTGACGCGGCCGGAGTTTTGGGGGCTGCACGCGGTCGGAGGAGGGCGCGTGCTGGACAGGATCGGGGAGAAGTCGATCACGCTCTGCCGGGAGGCCAGCCGAAGGCAGCCGGAGATCGACCACCGGCCCTACAACGAGCGAGGCGAGCGGTGAAAACGATCCCCTGCTCCGACTGCGGCCGCGCGTTGCACCGGGCGATCCGGCGGCCGAATGCGCGGTGCAAGCGATGTCGGATGGCCCACGAGCGCGATCGTCTGCGGAAATACTACGCCGCGCACAAGGCGCAGGTCCGGATGCGGCTGGACGCCTACCGCGAGCGACACCCGGAGTTGGTGAAGAAGTGGCACGACGCATGGCTCAAGCTGAATCGCAAGCACATCAACCGGCTCGAGAGGGCGCGGCGGCGCCGCGAGAGGAAGATCAACGCCACGGTCCTGCGGGAACTTCCGTGCATGGAGTGCGGCGACAGCCACGGCGAGGCCCGCCGGGAAGCGATCCTGCGGCGGATGCTGCCGGCCTCCGCGCACGAGATCCGCGAGGCGCACCCGTGCCTCTGGGGTGACGCGAGCGAGGCGCACAGCGCCGGAGAGCGCATGCTCTACCGGGATCTCCGGCGCGCGGGTGCAATGCGCGACGGCAGCACCTGGTATCCGGCGACCGAGATGGTCAGGAGGAGCGCATGAAGCCCGGGGATCGGTTTGGCCGGCTGACGGTGATGGCGGTTGGGCGCGGGCGAAGGACGGCATCCGCAGGCTGGACCGGGAGGCTGGCGGTCTGCGCCTGCAACTGCGGGAGCGTGATCGAGGTGCGCGCGGTGGAGTTGCGGCGGCAAGGATCGCACGGCCGCAGGGGTTGCCTCGGAGAGCACGTCTGCTCGCAGTGCGGGGACATGATGACGCCGCACGAGGAAAGCTGGCACATGCGACGGCACGTCAGGGCGGTGGCCGCTTGAGCGCACCGATCGCAGACGAGGTGCTGCGGGAGTTGAACGCCCGAACAAAAGTGTTCGCGACCGTCCGGGGCGCCCTCGCCTGGTACGTCGCCTATGTGAGCGCCAAGATGGGGCGATCGGCATCCATGGAATCCGGCGGACACCCGGGATCCAGGGAGAAGCTCGACGAGGGTTATGCGACGTGGTCCCGCATCGCTAAGTGCCTCGTCATGTACGACAAGGACATCGACAAGGACCCGCCGCCGCTGCCGCAAAACTGGGACATCTGCCAGCGGATATGGGAGCGCCGGATTCAGCAGCTTCTCACCTATTTCTCGTCCGTCTCACACCAGCAGCGCGCGGCCGATGAGGGTGGGTTTCCCGACCTCGCCTCGTTCTCCGAGGTGGCCGAGAGGACCATGGCGAAGATCGGCGCTCGACTCCGGGCGCGCGGCGTACTCGGGGAGCGTCGATGAGGATCAAGTCGCGCACCAAGAAGGTCGCCGCCGACGTGCGGCCCAGGGTGAGCGCCAAGGAACGCAGAAAGATGCGCGCCAAGCTGCGGCTGGCCCCCTGGGATGGGTTCCCGGACGATGACGACAAGCAGCGGTCGCCGGTCAAGTGGTTGTCGGTGCGCCAAGTGGCCGAGTCGCTGGATATGACGGAGTTGCTCGCGGCTGCGTGTCTCCGTCGAGGGCACATCCCCGGGTCCGCCGTGTCGGTGGACGGCGATCTGCTGTGCGAGGCGGAGACCTTTGCCGACTGGATGGCAATCGAAAGGGGGAGGCTGGACTACAAGCTGCCGTGGGCCGAGCCGCTCGTGTACTTCGTCCAGCAAGAGAACGCGCCGACGGCCCCCATTAAGATAGGGGTGACAACGCGGGACGGTCTGCACGCTCGATTGTCCAGCCTGCAGACGGGCAACCCGAACAAGCTCAAGATCCTCGCGACGATGCGCGGCGACGTGAGAGACGAGGCCCGGCTCCATGAAAGCTTCAAACACGCGAGGGTTTCGGGCGAATGGTTCCGTCCGACCGAGGGCCTGCTGGCACTAATCGGCGGCCTCGTAAAGTGCGTTTAGCGACCAAGCGGTTGACTGCTAACAAA